TTCGAATGCGCAAACGCAAGCCCGGCAGAATTGGTGTACATATAGGGTTCGTACTTCCTTTCTTCGCGGTTGCTCCAATCGGGTTGCCAGCCTTCGTTTATGGCTCGCGTAATTACGGCTAACTTGTGGTAAGCTGCCATAGTCTTCCTGTCTTCCTTTTGGAAGGCGTTAAACACTTCGTCGCTAATAGGCTTCAAACCTAAAGCCTTGCAAGCGGCTTCGTAACTTTTAATTTTCTTGTAGTCCATAATTGTACTTTTAGAATGTTAATAATTGGGGTTAATTATAGGTTGTTTACTGCAAAATTGCCGTTAGTGACTACCAGCGTAATAAGCTGGCTTCCTACGGGTATAAACTCGTTTACGCTCTCTGCGTTGTCTATAAAGATAGGGGCGTTTACCTTGTGGAAGCCGCAAAGGGTGTTAATCACGTCCAGCCCTGCGTTAATCTTTCCTGCTCTATTCTTGTCTGCGTACCTTACGCCGTCAATGTAGCAAACGCAGTCGGCTACCTGCTTTTCGTCTTCTATCTGCTGGCGGTACATCTTGAACTGAACGTAGCGGAATAAGGCGTTTACCCTGCGTTCTACTTCGTCCATTTTGGCGCGTTCAAAGTCTGCTAACAGGTCTTCCTTACCCTGTAGCTGTGCCTTCGCCTTCTGTAGCTCCTTCTTCTGCTGGTTAAGCTCGTCTATACGCTTCTGCGCCTTCTCGATCTGCTCTTTCTTTTGAAGCTCTGCCTTCACGCCGTCTATTTCGGTCTGTACCTGTGTGCGCTGCTGGCGAAGCTGTGCAGTCTGGTCGTTTTCGGTCGGTTGCTCTTCCGCCTGTAGCTGAACCTGCAAAGCGTCTATTTGGCTTTGAAGCTCTACCCATTCGGGCAGGTCTTCGCCCTTGACCGTCCGGGCTTCCTGTTTCGGGTTCTGCTGCTTCTTAAGCTCTGCTGCGTCACGTCTCGCCTTGATGTCGGCTAAGTCCTTTTCGTGCTTGCTCTCCAGCTCCGAAAGCTCGTTTCCCAAACGCTGGGCTTCCGCCTTCTGCGCCTTAATCTGTTCGCCGAGCTTCTGCCCTTCCTTAGTGATGGCGTTAAGACGTTCCGCCTTGTCTTTGTCGAAGGTCTCACGGGCTGCGGTTTGGTTCTGCTGGTACTGCTGTAGTGCGTTGCTGTCTGCGCATCCGTGTTTGAATAGCGGACAAATCAAAGCTTCGCCGTCCTTGAACTCTTCGGCGTTTACCTTGAACCATTTGTTACGGGTTTCGTCCTGCTGCTTCGTGTATTCCTGTTCGCGTTCAGCTGCGCGGCTCTTGTCGCCTTCTATCCTGCGTTTGTTGGCTTCGTAAAGCCCGTTTGTGTTGCGCTCTAAGTCGCTAAGTGTTGCAAGCTCTAAAGATGCGCTGTCGTAGGCTGCGTTTCTGCTGTGTGCTTCCTCGTTGGCTTTCTGCTGTGCTGCAAACAGGATGTTCTGCTGCTTAGTGCGTAGGTCGTTAATTTGCTGCTGTACGCCCTGCTTCTGCTGGTAGGCTTGGCGGTTTGCTTCCGCTGCGGAAGTCATAGCCTTGTCTAACTCGTCATACTTCGCCTGTAGCTGTGTAAGCTGCGCTTCCAAAGCCGTAAAGTCCAAATCCTGCGGCGTGTTTCGCGTTACTTCGTCTATCCGGGTGGGTATGCGCTGCAGGTCTGTTTCAATCTTCGCGCGGTCTTCCTTGATTTTGGCTTGGTAGCCCTCTAAGGTCTTACCCTGTAGAAGTTCAACCAAACGGGCAAACTTCGGGTCGCTGCCTATTACCTGTTCGTCGGTAATCTCCCCAGCCATCTGTAGAAGCATATCGCGCTGGGTCTGCCAATGAAGCGTAAGGAAGTAGGAAGGGTTAGTAATTACCTTAAAGACGGCTTCGGGTATAATCTCCGCTACAATGCGGTCGTACTCCGTCTTAGTCTTTAGGGGCATTTCGTTGTAGTAGTAGTTGGTATGGTGTCCTTTGAGGTACTCGCGGCTTTCGCCTGTCTCTTCGTTTACCTCTTCCTTCCAATCCTCAACCAATACGCGGCGGAAAATCTTTGTTTCGGTCTCGCCTGTCTCGGTGTCCGTTACTTCAAACGTACCGCTAACTTCATGATCGAGGTGCGGAATGAACGCGCCGTTTTTGTCAGTGGTCTTAATACCAAACTTTGTGTCGCTGTTGCCTTCGCTGTCCTTTCCGAAAAGAAGCCAATTAAAGCCGTCTATTACGGTGGTCTTTCCTGTGCCGTTCTTTCCCGAAATGGTTGTAACGCTGCCGTTGAAGTCAATAGCCACGTTTCGCAAACCCTTGAAGTTCGTAAGGGTAAGCCGTTTTAGAATTACTTGCTTTGCCATATAGCTGTTGTTATTAAAATTGTTAATTACTTGTTTCTTGCTATCTCTAACACTTTGTCCGCGTCAATAATAAGGAGTGCGCCTACCTGCGTTATAGCTTCGTCGTAGTTGCCTGTAGCCTTAAGCCGGGCTGCTGTCGTCTTGCTGCATCCTAACAGCTTGGCTAAGCCCTTCAAGCCGTAAACAAAATGTTTGTCGCTTTCCGCTGGCTGCTGCTGGCTGTTCTGAACCTCTCTAACCTTTTCTTCTATTGCGCTAAGAAGTTCGCCCAGCGTCAGGTCTATTACTCGCGTGTTTTGGTCATACTTACTCATAGTCGCTGGCTGGTGTTAAGTAAAATTCCTGTCCGCAATCGTAGCAGTGGCAGTGCTGTCCTTTGTCTGTCTCTCCGAAGTCTAAAACCTCGTTACTTCCGCAAACCGGGCAGTCGGTGTCCGCGTAGGCTACCTGTGCCTTGATGCTGCGTACCCAAATAGTGCCTAAAATCAGTAAGGCTGCTAATAGTGCAAGTTGCTTTTTCATATAGCTGTCGTTTTAATGAAGTCTGTAATATCCAAATCTTCGCTTCTTCGTCTTGAAGCCCTGTAGGTTCTCGCCGTCTTTGCCATCCTGCGTCCTGCTCTGAACAGGTCGCCGTTCGCTGTCAATTCTCGCGGAATGAAGATAGCCAACAATACCAAAGCGTAGAAGGCGCGTTTAAGTGGGTCTAAGCTGGGCGATACTCCACACTTTTTGCAAAACCACCAAACGCAAAGTTCCGTAGCCTTCTGTACGCCTGTCTTGGCGTATATGTTCCGGGCTGTGTTCTCTACGGTGCGCGTCGAAATAAACAGCCTGTCGGCTACCTCTTTCTTTGCAGCGCCCCACGCCAGCAGCTCCGCTACCTCGTTTTCGCGCTTTGTAAGTTCTGCGTTAAGTTTCATTCGCCCCAAATGTTTTTAGTTACGCCGTAGCGGTTAAAAACGCCTTCTACGGCTTCCGCCTGTGTTACTTTCATTTCCTGTCTTCCGCTGGCGTAGGCTGCGAGGCTGTTGCGGTTGTTTATGCCTAAAGCTTCCATAAGTGCTTCGCGTACTTCTGCGTACTCTCCCATGCGAACCTGTGCAAGTCCACGGCGGAAGCCTAACGCCTGTTTCTGTTTGTTTGTCTGTCCTGTTATAACCATAATTGTATTATTTTAATACGGGCTTAGGGTATAACTACCCCTTACCCCTGTTTGTTGTTCTCGATCGGCTTTGCTTCGCCGATGTTCTTAAAGTAGTCTATAGTCCGCTGGTCTGCCATCTGTTCCTCTAAGAAGGGAATAAGGTTGCTAACGTCTTCGCGGTCTAATAGGATGATAGGTTGGTGGCTGCTCCCGTCTGAAATGTCAGCAAAGCCGCTTTCGCAGTCAAACTCCGGGTTCTCGTTGCCGTTGTTTACGACATCCTGCAAAACGCTTATAAGGGCGTTTATTGCAATCGTTTCGCTGTAGTTCTTATCCATATAGCTTTGTTCTTTAGTGGGGTGGGGCTTGCGCCCCTGCCCCGTGTTATTGTTTGCTGAATTGTTCCTTAATAGTCTGTATGTTCTTTTCTATCTCCGCGTGAATTTTGCGGAAGTAGGTACGGGCTTCTTCCACATTAAGGGCTATAACCTCGTCGCGTCCATTCCTGTAGATGCCGTTATTGGCTTCGCGCTGTGCTTCCTGCTTCGTCGTGAAGATATGCGGTCTTCTGCTTAGTGGTGCAAGTGCCGCGCCGTTAAAGCCCCTGCCTGTGCCTACAAAGCAGTAGTAGGTGTAGCCGCCGTACCCGGCTACTACGTAACCTTCCGCGTCGAACTTCTTAAGCAGTTCTTCCTGTCTCTGCTGGAGCTTCTCTATTAGCTCCTGCTGCTGTTGTTTAATCGTCTGTTCCATATAGCTGTATTATTTTAGTGAAGATATAAGCTTACCTGTAAACCCCTGCGTAACTTGCAAACCGTACAATCCTGTCTGCTACGCTCTGCGCGTCCTATAAACTTGTTGGCAAGTTCTACGCCTATTAAGGCTATCAAACCCGAAACGCCCAGCAGCTTGTTAATACGCTTACCTTCGTTATCAAAGCCGTAAACTTTAATAAGGTAATTTTTGTTAATGTAAGTTGTTGTATATTCCATATAGCTTAAAAATTGTAATTTGACGTATTTACGTTATTGCAGGGTTGGAAAATTTTGCTTACCTTTGCACCCGAAAGCTTTAAGTTTTGCAAACTTCCGCCTTACCGAGTGCAAATTTAGGCATAAAAGTTGAACCGTGCAAACTTTTGGCATACAAAAAGCATACAAAGGCGATTTTTTAACCTTTCATAACATTTAGGGCTATATGGTAAAAGAAAAACGAACTAACCCCGTGAAGGAACGACTTAAGGAATTTATAGCTTCGCTTGGTATATCTGAACGGGAATTTTGCAGGAAAATCGGCGTAAGCTCTGCCTACGTCGAAAGTATCAAACAATCCGTTTCGCCAAAGGTAATGCAAACTATTGGCATACACTATCCCGAACTTAACCCCGTTTGGCTGCTGCTGGGTAAAGAACAAATGATTAAGGCTGGCGACGAAAAACCCGAAGCTAACCAGCAGGGCGGTGTGCTTCCTTCCGAAATGCTGGCGGAACTGCTGGTAGAAGCCCGTAACGAGAAGGCTTGGCTTCGCTCCGAAAACGAACGCCTTACTTCCGTTGTCGAAAGCCAACAGGAGACAATCTCCGAACTTACAAAAGCACTTAAAAAAGCGGTTGCCCAGCCGGGCGAGGATGCCACATGTGCCGCTGTAGGGTAGTCTTCGGGGGTATCAAAGTACCAAAGTATTAACCAATCAAAGAAAAGTATATGAGAAAGTATTTGTTTGTTCTGCTGGCTTTCCTGTCGCTTGTGTCCTGCTCCAAAGACGAAACAGGCGAAGACGGCTTTAGCGTTGTTGGTAAGTGGGTACAAACCTATTACCGAAATTCGGGTACTAATAGCTTTATCGGGCAGGAGGATGGCTCTTACTTCCTGTTCGGCTCTGACGGCTCGTTTACGTTCTTTTATAGCGGCTGGGGTGCAATCAATGAAACGACGACGGGCAAATACAGGCAGGAAGGCTCTAATACCTTACGGCTTCAATACGGCGAAAACGAAACGGCTACGGTTGTTATATCCAATCTTCAAGAAGACGGCGAAGCCACGTTTACTATAGACGGGCTTCTATATACCGGGGTCTATAAGTTCAAACGCCGCTAACATCATGCGCGTGCGCGATACCTTTATATTATTATATAAGAGAATGGCTACCGCATTACCTTAATACGGAAAACGGGCAAAAATGCCCTACAATCGCTTCAAATCTTTTCAGCTTGCAACTATACCATTTTTATATTTGACGCGCTTAGACGCGAAATTTAACAAAAATAACTGCTATATGGGTACTATTTCTATAAACGTGGATTCGTTCTACTCAAAACGGGCTTACTATCCTTATATCCCTGCGCCCGTCTTCGACGCTTTGGAAGCAGCCTACCTTGAAGGGAAGGAAACGGCGGAAGTGTCGGAAAGTGACTATAACGTAATGCTGTCAAACCTCAAAAACGCGAAGTTATGCCCCGGACAATCGTAAAGCAATCGCCAATAAGCGAAGGCGTAAGCCGTCGTTTCTTTCAAGCGATCGACGCGCTTGTTACCTACAAGCTCGTTAGTGCGCTGGAGTCTTTCTGTGTCGAAAACTCGCTTAGCTCTCCGCGATACCGCGAAATGCGCTTAGAGTTCGGCGTTACTCCTACGGGTAAGACTTCACGCTATAAGAACGTGGAAATAGAAGCTATCTACGCGCTGGTTGCCAATTTCCCGATATCTGCAAGCTGGCTAATAACGGGGCGCGGCAATATGCTAACGCGGAAAATGACGGGTAAGTAATGAAGTATAGTATAAAGCTGGGGCTTCACGTTAAGCCAAACAACAAAGGCGAAGAAGTGGCGGAAGAAGCCGCCATTAGGCTGCGCGTTTCTTGGTCGGGCTACCGTGCGGACTTAAGAAGCGGCTACGCTGTCGCGCCTTCCAAATGGGATGCCGTTAATGAAGTGGTACGCCCTAACACTAAGAACAAAGCAGGGCAGGCTGCTGGCGAAATAAACCGCGCTATCGTGAAGCTGTGCGCGTTGGTTGAAGACGTGCTAACGCGCTTTGAACTTGACAACAGACGCGCCCCGGACGTGAAGGAATTTAAGGAAGCCTTTAACCTGTCCGCTGGTCGTACCTCTGCCAAAGCGGAAGAGTCGGACTTCTACCAATACTTCGACAAATTCACGGAAGCGGAAGGGTACGATAAAAGCTGGACTAAGGCGACATATACTAAGTTTTCTTCCCTGCGCTTGCACCTGACGGGCTGGCGTTCTAACCTGTCGCTTTCCACGTTCTCAAAGGAAGACTTCGCGGACTTCGTGAAAAGCTACCTAATCAAGAAAAAGAAAATGCTTAACCCGTCTATAGATAAGAACATCGGCTTTCTCCGCTGGTTCTTACGCTGGGCTGCTGCCAATGGCTACTATAACGGGCTGGCACATCAGCAGTACCGCCCCCGTCTTCCGGGGCTTGACTGCAAAGAAGTTATATACTTGGAATGGGAAGAGCTGCAGGACTTCCTTAACTTCAAGTTTTCGGGTTCTAACCCTTCCTTCGCTCCCGTTCGTGATGTCTTCTGCTTCTGCTGCTTTACGGGGCTTCGCTACTCTGACGTTGCAAAGCTTCGCCGTTCTGACTTGCACCTAACGGCAAATCCGCCCTATATGGTTGTAATCACTAAGAAGACTAACGACAGGCTTCATATAGAACTGAACAAATACGCGCTTTCAATCCTCGACAAATATAAGGATATCCGCTTTCCGCGTGGGCTTGCCCTTCCTGTGGTGGCAAATGCCACTATGAACGAACACTTACACGATGCTGCCGAGGAAGCTGGAATAGCTGAACCCGTGCGTATTGTTCAATTCTGCGGACACGAACGTATAGAGCAGGTAGTGCCTAAGTATAGCGTTCTTACTACTCACGCCGGGCGTAGGACTTTTATAGTAAACGCCCTTCGGCTTGGTATTCCTGCGCCCGTTATAATGGAATGGACAGGACACAGCGACTATAAGGCAATGAAGCCGTATATTAAAATCGTGGACGCTGCCAAAATAGAAAACATGGCGAAGTTTGACGCTTTCGGCTCTGACGACGAAACGCCCGAAAAATAAGTACCCGAAAAAGTACCCGAAAATAGGTTTACTAATATGGAATACGCGGTTTCAATCGTTACCACTAAAAAAACACAAACGCCCGTAAAATGGACGTTTGCGCGTGTTTGATAGCCTTTGGCGAAATGGCTCTTAGAGCCTCTCTCTCCGCAATCAAGCTTGTAAATCAAGCATTTACAAATTAAGTACCCGAAAAAGTACCCGAAAACGGCTTTTTCGGGGCTTTTTTTACCCTCTTTCCGCTTTCCGGGCGATGTCTCTGCCTACCCAAATAAGTACGGCTGCGAAAACTAAACCTAATATAAGCCAAACGTACCATTTGCTTTTTCCTGTTGTCTCTGTGCTTTTGGTTTTTTCCTTTGTCTTTATATTGGTATTCGTTTTCTTGGTTGCCGTTACCTTCGTGTCCTCGCTGCTGGTGGTTTCCTGTTCTTTGGTCTGCTGGGTCTGCCTGTCTGCGTTGATGGTAATAGTACCCTTACGGCGTTTCTTTACGCTGCCAGCGTTAGGGGGTTTGTCCGCGTCTTCGCTGGTACGCATAAAATTCCCGTCTTTCTGCGCATAATTTCCGCCTGTAGTTGTGTCGTTTGCGGCTGGGTAGTATTCCCATTCCTCAAACTCTATAACTACGTTCTTCTGTTCGCTGGTTGCCAAAGCTTCGCTAATCTTGTCGGCTGTCGCCTTCTGTTTGCTTCGGCTGGAGTCCGTTACGGCTGTCTGCCGTAGTTCCTGCTTCATATCCGTCTTAAGGGTTGCCCGGCTGGTTTTGCAACCGAGCAGCCCTGTAAGAATGAAGGTAAGAAGCAAAGCAAATAAAACTTTCTTCATACGTCTTGGAATGTTTGTACGGCGTTGTTACTCCTGTTCAAAGTAAGGCTACCGTAGTTAATACAATTAAGTCGGCGCATCCAGCCTTTCTCAAAGACTTTTTGCGAAGGTCTGCGCTTGATGATGCCTTGAATGAAGGCTACACGCGCCTTTTTAATCTCTGCGAATAGCTGGCGCGGTTCTCTCGCGTTCAACGCTGCAAGCGTCTTCGCGCCTACAATGCCGTCCGCTGTCACGCCCAGCAGCTTCTGAACGCCTGTAATACCGTTCTTTCCGCTGCCCCATACCCAATCGACGCAAATGTTAGCGACGCTCTGGCTTTTTATTTGGTCGGCTTTCCACCTATCCCAAAAGTGGGGCTTCATAACGACGTTTACCGCGTCTTCGTCCGTAATCAGCTTTAAGTCTGTTACGTCTATATCGCCGTCGCCGTCCTTGTCGTAGCCCTGCGCCTTCCACGTTGCAATAGTTACGCCCTTGTTGGTCGCTCCGCCCCTGTCTGCCGGGTGGTTGCCGAAGCCGCCTTCCCAGCTAAGTATGAACGGGGCTAAAATTTTAATGTTTGCCATCGTCTCGATCCTTTCCTGTTAAGTCCTGTAGGTCGTCTTCGCTTATATCCAAATGCCGTGCGGCTTTGTTTACTAATACCTTTTGCAGAACCTTTGCCCAGCCAGCTTCGTTGCAACTGCTTTCGTTTTCCAAAATGCTAAGAAGCTGAACCAAACAAAAACCGCCGCTTATAAAGTTGGCTAAGTAAAGTTCCGCAAACGGGTACATATAGTTATCAATTAGCCACCCTAAGACGGTGCAAGCGTAAACGACGCAAAGGGTGTAAAACATGCGCCGCGCGTAGCTGCTCCTTACCTTGCCGTCGTCCGTCTTTGCTTTTGGGTTAAGCTTCTTTACTCGCTTTCCCAATCGGTACGCCGTGAAGCAATCTACAAGAATGGCGAACAGGCAAATACCAGCAAACGGTACGGTAGGCTCTAAAAGCCCCCAAACCGCGCCAATAAGGAAAAGCAACAGGCGCGAACCGTAGGAAAACAACCCGTCGAAGAAGGCTTTTATATACTCAAACATACGCGCCCCCTTTCTACTCTGCTGCTTCCTCTACGATGCCGAGGTCTGCCTTAACCATAGCCTTTGTAGCGGCTACGAAAGTAAGGTAGTCCTTATAAGCCTGTTTTGCTTCCTGCTTCTTGGTCGTGTCGGTAATCACGCCCAAAACGCCAGCGTTGTACTCGTTGATGATGGCGAACTCCTGCGTTTCGTCCAGCTTCTCACGAATGACGGCTTTAACCAGCTTTTCGTAGGTTGGCTTATCCCACACTTTAACCGTATCGTAGTCGTAAACGGTCTTTACTTCCCCTGTTTCGGGGTCTGTCTCTTGGCGTTCCACGATGTTATAGTTATAGTGGTATGCGCCGTTACCCAGCGGCTGAATAACTGCCGGGCGAATGTCTGAACTTGATTTCATAAGGCTGAATTTTTACGTTTAACTTGTTAATAAAATAATCGCTGTCGCTGTACTTGCACCAGCCCCACCATGACGCTATCGCCTGTTTGAAGTCCTTTGCGTCGATCGGGTTCTTACGCTTCAAAAGCTGTGCGCACTTCCTGCAAAGGTTTTGCTTAATACGCTTTCTTAGCCGTGTTTCGTTAAGGTAGAATACAAAGCCTAAGAAGTCAATACCGCGCCCGTGTCTGTCGCGGTGGTCTTTACCTACGGGGAATATCTGCTTATTGTCCTTAACCTGCAGCTTCGTTTCCTCTGCTAAGTAGGTTTCAAACTCTGCAAGAAGTCCGCGTAGTACCTTCTTGTCGCTGTGTAATACTACGATATCGTCTGCGTAACGGAAGTAGTACCTAACTTTCTTAACCTCTTTAACCCAATGGTCGAAGTAGGTAAGCATCAGGTTCGCTAAATACTGACTAAGGTAGTTACCAATCGGCAAACCTTCCGCGCTGTCTATTATCTCGTCCAATAGCTTCAAGAGCCGTGTATCTTTCAGCTTCCGCCGTACAATAGACTTTAATACGTCGTGGTTTACGGAAGGGTAGAACTTCCTTATATCAATCTTTAGGCAATAAGTACAGCCCTGCTTATCCTTGTCTATTACTCGCCTTAGCTTCTTAGCCGCCGCGTGAATACCTCTTTTCTTGATACAGCTGTAGGTGTCCGCCGTGAAAACCGAAAGCCATATAGGTTCTAAGACGTTCATAACGGCGTGGTGTACTATCCTGTCCGGGTAGTACGGAAGTCGGAATATAATTCTTTCCTTCGGCTCGTAAATTGTAAAGGTGCTGTATTCCGAAGTCCTGTAAGTTCCTGCTTTCAGTGCTTCGTGTAAAGCTAATAGGTTGGCTTCCCTGTTACGGTCGTGTACCTTCACGCCGTAGCTCTTAAGCTTGCCCTTACGGGCTTTCTCGTCCGCAAGCTGCAAGTTCTCAAGACTTATAATTTTGTCGTATAGGTTGCCTATTCGCTTCATATTTGCTTTGCTGATTTAGTGGTCTTCTTCGGGTTGCCCCTACCAAAGCCCGTTAAATAACAATGTTTTTCGCCTTCAATGTCGGCGCGGTCTTTGTTCTTTTATTCTGTTCCTTTTATAATCAGTAATGGCGAGAACCGATATTCGTATTCGTATTCGAGGGGGTGTTATTCGTATTCGCATACGCAAGCCCGGCATTCGCGCTGTTATTCGCATTACCGCCGAAATACACGCCCTTAGAACAAACAACCGTATATTATTCCTTACTCAAAGTAGTAGCGCGTTCCGCTGGCTCTCATCGTTACCAATCTTGGGAATTTGTTACGCTTCTTTATCTCTTTAAGTACGTACTTTATTTCCGTGCTGTTCGTGAAGAATTTTTCTTCTTTGTCGTGTCCGCTTGGCGGCTCTTCGTGCTTTATCTTCACTAAGAACCGTTCGTTTCCGAACTTCGTCTTTACGTTCTCGATGTAGTCGCAAACCCAAAACTTAAGGTTCGTTAGCTGCTGCTGTGTCGTTTCCTTGCAGTTGAAGTGCTTGTTTGCTTCGTCCTGCGGAATGTTTAGGAAGGACAGGCTACCGTCGTCTTCCTGCTGTGTTTTGTTCTGCTCTTCGTTCATCTTTTCTTGAACTTTTTATTTTTGGTTTGAAATGAACCCCAGCCGCCAAATAATGACGCGGCGGCTGGGGCGTTAAACGCTTTCGCTTTTGCCGTTCGTTCGGTTTTGGTCGCCTTACGCTGCGGGTATAAAGCAAAGGCGAGAACCGATATACGCAATCGTAGCCGAGGGGGCGTTATTCGAAGTCGCAGACGCAAGCCCGGCAATCGCGCCGTAAGACGCAAAACCGCCGAAATACACGCCCCTTAAGGCTACGCCGCTTGCTGGTATGTTCTGATAGAAGTAGTCGGCAAAGTATGTCGTAGAACTTCCGCCTATAGCCTGCGGCATGTTGTCGCCGTACTCTCCGCAAAGTATCTTCTTAACGTAGCCTTCGCTTCTTGGAAGCTCGCCGCGCTGTACGTAGCCGTTGTAGTTGCTGCTGTTGAAGTTTGCAGGGTTGTCGTCGGCTGCTCTAAAGAACAAATGCTTTGCGCCGTCCGCGTCGCTCTGTGCCTGTACGAGGATGCCGTCCGTCCAGCTCCAAACATGCCCGAACGGGTTTTCTATACCTCGGTAGCTCGGTACGTGAACGGTAAGGGCTGCGCCGTACTCTTCGGGCATTTCGTAGTCCACTACGCCCGTAGCGTTGCCTAAGCTGTTGGTAATTCCGCAGGGGATAAACGGGTTGTAGCCGTTAAAGCTGTTCCACTTTCCGCTTTCCAAAGTCGTAACGCCGTCGCCTAAGCCGCCCTGTCTGTAGCCTTCTTCGGTAAGCTGGGCTGTAAACGCCGTTTGGCAGTTAAGCTGTGCGTACTCGATCACGAAAAGCCAATAGGTGTTAAGCTGCGCTTCGTATAGGTCGCAGTTCCAGCCCTTGTCGTTAAGCCCTGCTGCTCCCCTGTTACGTGCGTAGCTGCGGAAGTTGGTAAGGCTTATACTTGTGGCTGGTCTTCCTAACAGGCTTCTGTAGGTGTTATCCCACCCTGCCGTATTGTTTCCACCTCGGAAGGCTGCGGTAGTATTGACTACGGAAGCCAGCTTTATTGTGCTGGTGGTTCTATCTACGGTTGCTTCGTAGGCTGAACGGTAAACTTTGCGTACCTTGTGGAAGCCCGGAAGTGGGAAAGTCGAAATAAGCGCGAGGATATTGCTGCCGTCGAACTCAAACTTACGGTAGTGTTCGGGTATTTCTACCATAACCATGCCGCTTGCTCCTGTTAGGTCGGCTGCTGCGCCTGTGTCGGTCTTCGTGCTGTCTGTAGCGTGAAGGTACGTAACTACTTCGCCGTTGTCGTTAAGAAGGCATCGGCGCATCTGTGACTGAACGGGCAGGCTGGCGTGAAGCTCCGCGCGTCCTACTCGCTCCAGCGTGGTGTCTGCTACGTTGGTGTTAATCTTAACGCCGTAGTAGTAGTCGTAGGGAAATGTAGGCTTCGTGTTGCCTACTCCAATTACTAAACCCATAATCTGTTGTTTTTAGTAGCCCCAAAGAAGGGCGTTTGTTTGACTTGTTGCCTTTATCTCTCTTACTATTTCGGGGTTCCAGCCCGTCTCAAAGCGCGTGGCAATAAACGCGCCTTCGGGCATTCCCCAAAGGTTCACTTCCAAAACTACCGCCGTGTCGCCGTCGTTCTTGATGCAAAACGGGGTGTCTTTCTTGAAGTTCTCTTCGTCGGCAAAGGTAATAGTACCCATAACCGAAATTTGCGGACTTACTAAGTCGCCGTTTCTATTTTCCATACTGCAAAAATTTAATTCGTTTGCAAAATTACTAATTCTTCGTCTTATAATAATACGCTGCTAAATTCCCGTGAAGTGTTTTTCTTCTTGAAGCCGTGAATAATCAAGAAGGAAACACTTACGCGGTTGCCCTGCTGCCGTGAAGCTGGGGCGTTAGTTCGTACTAATTACGTACCATTTGCCGTCAAAAATAAGCATAGCCGTCTGCGCCCAACCCAAAGTAAAACTATCTGCTTCATGTAAGTTGTAATATCCTGAATAAAATTCGGTTCTGTAGCATACCTTATGCCCGTTTCCGTTAAGATATTTATACTTCGTTGTACGGTTTACGATGGTGTAAATAAATGCCGTGTGTGGGTCGCTTGGCAAATTTACCGTTTCGTTGTCCGGGATGTCGAGGAATGATAACGCAGCGTCTCTGTTTACGGGGTTGTATTGGCTCGCCAATACAGGAAGCTGGTTAAAGCCCCAAACCTGCCCTAAGTTCAAGAAGGGAATAGTTAAAGCCCCGTAGTCGGCTTGCCAATGTATTTGCCCGTTACCTAAGCTTCCGCTTCCGTCTTTCTCCAAACGTATTGCACCGTTGCCGATGTAAATACGTCCTGCAAACTCGCCGTCGGTAGCGTACACTTTGCCCCTAAACTCGCCGTCTGTAGCCTTAACCGTTCCTTCGATGTTGGCTTTGGTCGCGTATATCGTACCGTCCTGTAGAACGCGGAATGGTGCGGAAAAGCGTTGCGCCTTAGAAGCTCCAGCCCAAATACGTACTTTGTTCGCCGCGCTGGTGCTGCTGGTCTCGTTCTCGCCGCCTGTTATTCCTGCTACAATGCTTTCCGAAAGTTGGCTTACAAGCTGAACCGTTCCCGAAGTCACTATACCGCCGTCGATCGTGGTCTTGGTGTTGTCGTAATAGACTGCTTCCGCCCAATCGCTGGCGCGGTAAGAACCTGTAGCCCGTGCCGTGACGCATCGGAAAAGCTGCCCGTTTGTCTTTCCGCCTGTTAGCCAAAGGTCGCCTACGTCGTAAGGAGGATAAGGTGTGGCTACAAAGACGCGCCGTTTGCCGTCCGCCGTGTCCTGTGCCGCTGCCGCCGCTTCGTATGCTGCTATAGCGTCCGCGTCCTCTATCTTTCTCCACTCTGCAAACATGAAGCTTCCGCTTTCGTCGTCGAAAACGACGTACCAGCGTTTTAGCGTCTTATTGCTTGGGTTGTACCACATATCGCCTTCGTGGGCTATCTGTTCCGCTTCCGTCCAACTCGTAGAAGGGTCGCTATAGCTCCAATAGCTTTCTATCTTCCCGTCTATCTGTTCGCCGATGTTGGCTATTGTCTGCGCGAACTGACCGCTAACAAAGTTGTTTAGGGCTGTGTCGTCGGTGTACTTGCTGGCTTTCTCCCAATCGCTGGCGGAATAGTTGCCCGTAGCTCTTGCCGTCTTGCAGCGCATGATGTCGCCTGTAGAACCCTGTACCCACAAATCGCCTACTTCGTAAGGTGTGTAGGGGGTCGTCGTGAATATACGGCGTTTTGTCTTCGCTAAGTCCAGCGCGTCGTTTGCAATGGCTAACGCCTGTTCCAGCTCTTCGTCTGAAAGCTGCTGCCACTGATAAACCCAACGGATGCCGGGTACGCCGCCCTGCGAAGGTGGCGGTACAAGTTTGCGTATCTTAACGTAGCGGAATACCTTACCCGTGTCCGTGTTATAGAACAGGTCGCCTAAGTGCTTTTCGCGCTCCGTGTACGTTCCTGTCTGCGTGTCCTCTGCTATCCATGTGCTGGTTGGCTCTGTCGCGTCCGTAGGGTCGTAGTTGTAGAAGAATTGTTCTATTTGCCCGTCTAACTGCGCCTGTATGCCGTCCAATATGTCGGGCAGGGTGTTGTCTATATAGTTCTTAGCGTCGTCGGCTTTGGTGTTGATGTCCGCTACGTTGCCTACCGTGCCGTCTGACTTCACGAACTGCAAAACGCCGCCGATTTGGTTGTTATCCAAATCGAAGTAACAAGTTCCAGCGGTACTTTCAATCCTGCCCGTTTTAATGTGCCTTCCGTTTACGGTGCTAAAGCCGTATGTAAGTGAAACGCTGCGGACTGCTTCTAACGTTCCGGGTATCGTCTGCGGACTGCTTACCGTACCTATTAAGAACATATAGTAACCTGCTACGTCTTCTACCTTGTACTGCGTCTTCGTAATAAACCACGTTCCCGTATTGTTAGCCTTGCTGCAACGGGCGTAAATATAGTAAGCCGATGATGTGTCAAGCGTCAAAAGCTCCCCGGCTATATTCCACGCTACTACGCCTTCTTCACTTATTGCGTAATGCTCCAGCGTTCCTGCTGAAATGCGCAAATAAACATAAGAGCTGTTGTAGTTCGGTTCAAAGGTTACGTTCTTTAGTACGAACTGCTGGCTTTTCGCTCCTACTGCAAGCATGGCGGTCTCAATACTTAACGGCTTTATCTTCTCGCTGAAATAGTCGCCGTCGGGGTCGAATACCATACTTAGAAGCTCCTGCGCCGTCTGCCATCTTCTACGCGCTACGGCTGGGTCTGCCAATCCGTTAAGGTTGATAACGTCGTTAATGTCCTTAATTTCGTTAATTACCCTTACCGCGTTGCTCTTCTGTACGGTGTCCGCTAACGTAATGCTGTAGGAATGTTCCTTAAGCAGGTTGCGCTCGATCCTCGTTATACGTACTTCCTTATCCACGCCTACGCCTTCGTCCACAATCCTAATAAAGTCGCCTACGTGTAGAACCTCTGCAGATACTTCCTGTCCGAAAGTCTTGGCGAAAAATTGCGCGTCAAGTTCCAAAGCGTAGCTTACCTGTGGCTGTTCCACCTTTTCCAGCTCCTTTGTAGCCTGTTCCAATAGACGCGCTTCCGCGTCCGTGATGTACTGCTGCGGCAGGTTGATATCCTCTATAATATACTTGTCGCCTACTGCAATCTGAAACGCTGCGGAAGTCTCGGAAGGGAATACCGTACCGTTTTCGTCCGTGAACTTGTTAATTACGAACATGTGCGTAGTGTGGTCGTACTTCCTCACGTCGAAGGAATAGCCAGCCAAATTGCCCGTTTGGAAGGTAACTTTAGCCGTCGCGCCTTCTATAAGGTACTTCGTCGTTGTGCCGTCCTGTTCGCGCTCGTTCAAATCGAACATCGAACTATCGGCAAAGCTTAAGACGTTACCGCCCAGACTTGTAACCTCTCCCAAACGTTCGGGCTTGATGTCGTCGAAGGTCTTTTCGTTTTCCTTGATGCCGTACCTTGCCCGTCCTGTCGCGCTCTCAACGTAAGACGTTAGGCGCGTCGTTCCGGGTAGGCATAGCTTGTTATGCCCGTAGCTGCTGCCTAAGTTATTAGAACCGCCGTAAGCGTACAGGCGCGTCGTAATACCTGCGTTATTGATATTCTTACGCTGTAGCTTATACAAGCCCTTACCGCGCCCGTACTGCAACGTAAACGGCTGGGTAACGCCTACCTTCTCCACGATGTTAAGCGTGTACGTACCTGCCGCCGTGTTTATGACTATTCCAAATTCTACGCCGTACTGCTCGCAGTATTCCTGTAGAACCTGTAGGCAGTTCTTACCCGTAGCGTTTAGGTTCTTAAACGGTGTGTTCGCTGGGAATGTGCCTAATATCCACTTCCCCGGATATATCCTGTTCAAGTTCCAAATAAGGGCGTTAAGGTGTGCTTCCAAATCGCCGTAAAGCTGTTCGCCGTAACAGCCTTCGGGAAGCTTGTAGATAACGTCTATTAAGTCGTACTGCGTTCCCTCTAAGGTTACTTCGTAGGTGTACTTTCGTTCGCCTTCTTTGGTCGGTTCGGGCAGCTGGTTAAGCTTGTAGGGTTTCCCGAATATCGTAATAACGTCGCCAAAGTCGAAGTTTAGCGGTTCTGCTGATACTACGGTTAGGCTAACCAAATCGTCGGAAAGCAAAGCTACTTTTTGGGTAGCCTTGCTTATCGCGCTGGGGCGTTGCTTGCTGAACAGGTGCAAGCGTTCCCCGTTTGGGTGTGTTATTACAATTTGTTCCATACTAAAATTCCGCTGGTGTTGAAGTCTTCCATTTCCTCAATCACTCCGCCCAAAACGGCGTAATAGATGCCGTTGTCTTGGTAGGTGTGCGTAATAGCGTTCGCGCCTGTATGGTCGCCGTAAACGTCGTAATCTACGCTTCCGTCGCCCCAATATATATTTACCATCTTGTCGCTCTTGAACGCTATAGTAAGCTGCGAAGAAGAAACGCCGAGCCGCTGGTGTCGTACTACGCGCTTCACGGGGTCGGGTTCTTTAAGCTTAAGCGCAAACGTGCCTATCATCTTGTCGTCGTGCCAACGCTTGGAAGGTGCTACGCCGTCTTCGCAATAGACTTCGTAAACAAGCGGCTTCGTCGGGTGTATTGCAATCATAAGCCGCTGCGTTCCGTCCTTTCTGAATACTTCGTAAAGCCTGTTAAGCCTTTCCGTGAAGTCCATCTTTCCTGTCGCCTTCATCCAACAATTAAGCGTAATTTCGCGCTCTTCGTAACGCTTCGCCGTCAGGTCTATTACTTTGCCGTGATAGTCCGCCCAATCGTTAGAAGCCGGGGTTTTAAGCTTCGGCAAATCCAAAACGCCCGTACTGCTTTCTACCCGGATGCCGTACTCCTTAAGGTTTACGCCCTCTAAGTAGTATTCAAGCTGCGAAATGCTGTTAAGCTCCGCTTCTATTTCCTCGTCGGACAGGGCTACGTCGTAAATCTTCACTTCGTCCAAATCCGCGTAGGCGTATTCCGTTCCGTAAACGTCCTGCAAGAGGCTTATTCCCGTTAGTGTGCTGGGAAGGTTTACCGTACCTATAGGCTGGGTGTCTAAGTACAGGGAAACGTTGTTACCTGCCTTACGGATGACAAAGAAGCCCCAGCTTTCGGGTTCTACGTCTATCCACAAATCGCGCGAACCGTCAAGAAGTGCCGTATTACAGAACATTCCTATACGTCTGCCTGTATGCCCGTCCGGGTAGGTGTTCGCCTTCAACCATGCCAATATGGTAAAGTTTCCCGAAAGGTTCAGAATGTTCCGCGTAATATCCGCGCTTCCTTCGCCGTCGAAGTGTATGCAGTTGCCCTGCTTTCCGCCTATAAAGCTGCTATCGTGTACGGCTGCATCGTATCGGTGTTGCGAATAGTCGTAAGCAACCGTAGAACCTGCCGCTTCGTCGAAGGGAAGGTTAAGTATTAAATTCTGTTCTGATGCCATGTTACTTTTCTTTAATTGTTATTACTGCGTCTTCTGTCGCTTCCTGCGTTACCTTTCCGCCGTGAAGGAATACCGTAACGCGGCTTTTTCCTGTAGCCTTGATGTGTGCCGTTGCGCCTTCCACTACGTAAACATTTACATAGCTGTGTTCGCTGGCTTCTACGTGTACGTCTGAACCCTTACGCGCCCAAATCTGCCCTACTGCGTAGGAATTGAACGCCGCTTTACCTGTTGCCCCCGTGTAGGCTACAAGTCGCTTCGTGTTCGTGACGCTGAACGGCTCGTTTTCATATACGTTGTAATGCCGTCTTATATCGTCAAACTCTCTTCGTAACGGCTCGCTTGGGAAGTCGTTTGCTTCCACAAAGTCAAAGCCTTTGAAGTACAGGGCTACAAGCCTTTCCTTACTCTGTGCGTTCAGAATGTAATTGTACCACTCCGAACAAATGCCAGCCGCCTTTGCTTCTGCGGCTAAAGCCTTTCTTAGTTCCTTTAGTTCCATACGCTGTTATCGTTAATCTGTTATTCCCTGTCCTCTTAGCCCGTCGTCTGCCGGGGCTGTAAGCCTGTTAAGAATTGCAAGCAGACGCGAAGCTATAACGCCTACGTTTGCGTCTATATTGGAAAGCCTTGTTAGCTGCTGGCGTAGGAGGTCTAACGATGTTACTTGGTTCATGCGTACCGCGTTAGCCTGTCCTGCAAGCAAATCTATACTTTCTTGGCTTGCTCCCTTTATAGCTCCGCTTAGTGTGCTGGGGTCTTTCTCGTTAAGCTCGTTAAAAAGGTCTTCGTAAACCTTGAAGGCTTCGGCGAAGTTTGCCCCGGCTTTGGCTACGCTATCCCTAAAGCGTTTCTGTTCCGCTTCCGTTAAACCGTCAAAGCTTCCGTTTCCTTCCGCGTCAAATCCCATGTCGCGCTGCAAACGCTTAATAGCGTTCTGTAGCGGCTGCTCTAAGAACTGCAGCTTAAGGGCGTTTATAACCGCGTTGCGTAGAATGTCGCCCGATACCTTGTCGAAAGCCTTTGCCGCGCTCGTTCCACCCTCAAAGGCGTTAATAAGGGCTTCGCCTAACTCGTCGGCTGCGCTCTTCGCGTCGGTCTGCGTGATATTCTTCGTAATATCGGCTATAATGTCTTCAATCTCACGGCTGGCGGCTGCTATCTTCTCTTCCCATTCCTCGATTCTATCCCAATCGGTTTTTTTCTTGCTCTTCTCGTCTTCAATCATTCCGCGCAGTTCTACCTGCTGCTGTCGTAGGTTTCTAATCATCGCGCTTTGGTTCTGATAGACGCTTTCGCCTAACGCCTTGTTTACTTGGTGCTGTAGCTTGGCGTAGGCTCTTCCCAATCGGGTAACGGCTTTTTCGTGTTCCTTGATGCTTCGCTCCGCCTTTCTGTCTCTGCTGTTGAACAAATCGAAAACGGAAGACAAAAAACCTACCGAACCCTGTATAATGCTTAACGGGTTGCCTGTCGCTATACCCTGCGCTACTTGGCTTGCGCCGTCCATCATCTGCGAAATATCGCCTAAGACGTGTTCGGTTTCCTCGTCCATAGTAACGCCCATTTTCTTCATACCGCCTACCACGCTGTCGAAAGTTCCGCTAACAAAGTCGATCGTACTGCTAACGCTGGCGAAGGTGTCCTTAAGCCCTTCCTTAAACGTCTTCGTTGCGCCCGTCTCTTTGTTAAGTGCTGCTTCAAGCTTTGCCAGCTCCGCGTCGCCGTCAAAATCTACGCCTAACTTAATCTTCTTTCCGTTAAGCTCTGCAATCTTTCGGCGCAGGTAGTCTATATAGCTGCTACCCTCTTTAAGAAGGTCTGCGTAAGCGTCCTTTGCTGCGTTCGCTAACGTCTCGTCGTCACTCTGTACGGCTTCGGAATACTGCTTATATTGCGCCTTCTTGTCTTCCAAAGACTTAATAAACGGGTCGTTACTATCTAACAGCTTTTCCGCGTCCATAGCCGCGCGTAGTTCCTTAAGCCCGTCGCGTAGTGCTAAGAACGGGTTACGCTTGTGCAGCTCGTCTTTGGCTTTCTGTAGCTGGTCGTTAATAGCCTTCAAGTCTGCCGGGTTGAACTGCGCGGAAAGCGTTACCTTTTGGGCGTTAATATCCGCCATGAGCTTGTTAATGGTATTCGACGAAAGCGTACTAAGGTCGCTAAACAGCTGGTTCCAGCTTTCGGTCTGCCTTAGCTTCTCGGCTGCAAGCTTGCTTATTTCCGCCTGTTCCTTCGCGTTTATCTGCGTAATCATGGCTAAGTTGCCGTTACGCTGGGCTTCCTCTCGCTCTTCTTGGTACTTCTTTTGTATCTCCGCCAGCTGCTGCTGGTAGGTCTGATACTGCTGCTTTAGTTCGTCGTACCTCTCGCTTGCGCTGCGCTGTTCGTACTCCTTACGCTTACGCTCCAGCCCTGCTAAGGCTGCTTCGGCTACGGCTCTTTCTTGGTCGGTGGTAGCTGCTGCAAGCTGCTTCGTAAGTAATTCGCGCTTCCGGGCGTAGCTCTCTTCAAAAACAAGCTTTTCGTTTAGGTAGCTGGCGTATTCCTGCAGAAGCTCCGCCGTTTCCTTCTTAGCCTGTTGCGTCGTGCTTTCCTCTGCCTTGTTGAGGATGTCTTTCTTGCCCGTGTCTATATCGCTGTTGTCGTTGCTAAGCTCGTCGCGCCGTTTCTGAATAACGTTAAGCATTTCGCCTATAGTCTTGCAAGCTGCTAAGTCTGCCTGTAGCTGCTTGTCGAAGTCTGAAAGAACGGTTTGCTTTGTAGTTTCCGCTATCTCGTTGTTTATAAGCTGGAGCTTACGCAGGTCTTCCGCCGTCTTCTTAGCCTTGTTGCTAATTTCGTCGCGCTGCTTCTGTAGGAAGTCCAGATAGCTTGTGCCTTGCTTAAGTAGTGCCGCAAACTCTTTGTCTGCTGCTGCCCTAACTGTTTCGTCTTCACTCTGCGCCCACTTGCTATATTTTGCGTAAAGTGCCTTACGTTCGTCGAGCATCTTCTTAAACGGGTCTTCCGTTTTTCCCGTGCCGCTACCTCTACCGCTTCCGCTTCCGCTTCCGCCCTTTGGGTTTAGGCTCATACTATCTACTATTTTCTGCTGGGCTTCTATCTCCTTCTTAAGCTTGGCGCGTTCTGCGCTGGTGGCTGCGTTCTTATAAAGCCCTTGAAGGCGTTGTAGCTCCTTTTCGGCTGCTGCTACGCTTCCTTCTACCACTTTGCCAGCTCCCTGTCCTATCTGCGCTAAAATAGCCTGTTCTTCCTTCGTTAGCTGTACCTGCATGTTTATAAACTTAGTGGCTTCGCCTTGAAGCTTCTTTAGCTCTTCCTGCGCGTCTGCTTTTTCGCTATTCTCCACGGTAGCCACTCTTGCGTACCTACCCGCGCCTACGACTTTCGTTACTTTGTCCGGCATGGCATCTATTTCCTGCTGTTTCTGTATTATCTCCTTGTACTTGTCGCTTGCCATAGAAGCCGCCGCCGTAGCCTTTGCCCTAAGCATAAGGGCTTCTACAACTTTCGCCGTATTCTTTACCAGCAAATCTTCCGCTTCTTGGGCGTTGCGAACCTGCCAGCCTAAGCTGCTAAATTTGTCCGCGTTATCCTGTACCCACTTTTCGCGCTCCTTCATCGAACCTGTTAGGCTCAACCATTCGGCTTGCAAAGCCATGTAAGCCGCCAACGGTTCGCCCGAAGCTTCCGCTACCTTCTTGTTAAATTCTTCCTGTGCCTTCTTTGCTTTTGCTGATTCGCTGCTGAACTTGGAAATAAGTACAATAATAGCCGTAATAGCTGCGGAAAGCCCCAGCGTAAGTGTAGCCATTAAAGCCTGTGCCGCTACGGTGGAAATACCCAAAGCCGCTGCCAAACGTGCGTTAGCCGCCGTAAGCGCGTCCTTTGCCTTAGCCACAATAACAAGCATAAACGCGCTATCCTTGTTAATGGTGTTGTAAACCTGCTGCAAGCCCATTGTTATGCTCATAAGGCTCTGAACTTTTAGCATGGCTTTCTGTAGGTTCTCGTTCTCGCCAATAAATAGCGACATCGCGCCCTGCGCTGCCGTTACTGCGCCTGTCACTCCAGAAATACCGCTAATTAAACCCTGTAGCTTCCCGTTATCGTGTGCTAATATACGCGCCTGTGTTGCTGCGTCGCCCAAAGCGTCAGTAAGCCTTCCTGCTTCCTGCTGCATCCGCTTGTACTCTTCCGTTCCGCGCTTGCCGTCCGCTTCCATTATTGCAAGCTGTTCGCGGCACTCCCTAAGCTGGCTACGGATGCTTCCGTGCGCCTGTGCTACTTTCGTTGCGTCGTCGTACTGCCTTCTAATAGCCGCGTCTTCTTGGTCTAACTCGTCGTAGGCTTCGCGTATCTTCGTGCCTATTGCTTCCCATTGCGTTACCTGACGTTCTAAAGTGTGTACCTGTTCGTTAAGCTGGCTATACTCTCTGTCGTTGCCGCTTTCAAACGCCGCGTTCCGCGCTGCCTTCAACTCTTGAAGCTTCGCGGTCATGTTTTCGTAGGTCTTCGTCCATGCTACGTCGGTCTTGTCTAAGTCCGCCCGTGCTTTGGAAATGGAAGACGTAATAGCGTTAAACGCGCTGTCTATATCTCTGCCGCCTTTCTTCACTTCGCCGCTAAAGTTCTGCATACTGCTTTTGCTTTGCTCCAATATGCGTAACAACTTGTCGTTAGTTCCGCTTATCTCGAAGGAAATGCCGCCGCCCTGTATATTCATTTTCTTATCGGTTTAATTTGTTAATCAAATTAAGAACTTCGCCAGCGTTGTCTTCTGTCAGCTTTATCTGCGTGTCGCCTTTCTTTGCGCCTGTTTCCTCAACGCTGGGCGCGTCTATAAGCATCCTTTGTACCGTACCCCACGAAATGCCGTGTAGTAAGTAGTCCAACGTCCAGCCGAAGTGCGCACAAACCGAGCCCCGGCGTCCGTATGGGCTTTTTAGTCCTGTTGCTCTATAAGATGCGTCGGGTCGCTGGTGCGTGTTGCGCTCATCAATCTTATAGAGTTTATAAAATCCCCTAAGTTGCTGACGTTGGTAATAAGTACCGACAGCGTGAACAGCTCGGAAGGTTTTACGGTATGAAGGAATAAGGAAGTAAGCCGCTTAAGCTCCTGTTTGTTTTCGGTTCTCTTGAAGTAGCCGCCTTTGTCGATCGCCGTGTAATAGTCTTCGCCTAAGACTGCGGTAGCTACCACTTCCGCCAAACGCTTGGCTTCTTTGTTAGCCATCTTCTTAGCCGCGTTAAGGTAGTCGGCTTCCTGTAGCCTTGTTTCGTCTATCTCCATTTGCAGCCAAAGTGCGCTAAGACGGTCTAAGGTGTTAAGCGTCGGTTCTTCAATCTTGAAAACGCGCTTTTCCGTTACCTTCTCGCGTTTGCGGAAATAGCCCCAAAAGCCCGGCTTACGTTTGTAGTGCGTAACGTCCACGTCGAAAGTAACGCCTTCCTGTATCATAAGCCGCAGTTCGCTCTGCTCCAGCTCTAAGGCTTCTAATTTGCTGTTGTCGTTCTCTGCCATATTGCTTTTAATGAATGAAGCCCCCGAAGGTGGTTGTTCGGGGGCTTCGGTTGAATACTAAGTTACTACGCCTGTAAGGTTAGGGGTTACCGCTGCCGCTGCCGCTTGCTGCGGCAATCTGCTTAACGTACATCTTCTTAAGCCCCGTAGTCTGCGGCTTAAGAACCGTTCCCGTTACTTCGATAAGAAGCAGCCCCTTCTTGCTGAACTCGCCGTTAATCTTACTAACAAGCTTCATGCGTGGTACTTGGAACTTCAAGCCCTTGCGTGGCTTGATGATTACGCTTTCCTCTACCGTGCTTACGGTGTCCGGGTATGCGTACACGTCACTTGCAACCGTACCGCCAAAGAGACGGGTAAGCGTTGTAAGTTCGGGGTTCATGATGCTGAAAGCGAAGGTAATCTTACCCTGCTTGTCGATGCTCTCTACGGGGTCGTCCTCTTCCTCTGCGTAGAACTCTGTCGTTTCGGGGTCGTCCTGTGACATCTTACAGGTGTCCTCGTAGGTAAGTCCGAAAGCACTATAGCCCGTTTCTGCGAAATCGCCAGCAGCTGGCTCGCCTGTCTTACCCAAAATCTCGGACAAACCCAAAGTTACTAAAGTTGCCATAATTCTGTGCTATTAAAATGTTAATGTATATTCCACGAAATACGGAGGTTTCTGTAATGCTGTCTTACTTCCAACTCCTTAATTACTACGTCGTACTCGATCCAAAACTCTAAGTCGGCTACGTTCTGCGCGTCTAAGTATTCCGTAAGCTGGTCGCCAATCTCCCGTAAGCGTTCGCGGTTAGCCTTGTATTGCTGCTTCCCGTTTATCTTTACCTTCTTATCGGCTGCGTATATATTCACGTTCGACGTACCCGTTTGCGGCTTGTCGTGCGTTACGGTAATGGTGTTAATAACTATATCCTCGGCTTGGCTGTCGTCGGGTCTCTCTCCCTGCGGACATACTTTGCCCGAAATAGTAATAACGCCTTCGTTTACCGCTTGCTGGATAAGCTGGTAGAGGATGTCGTCTGTGTCTATACTGCTAACTTTCTTCATTACTTAAATGCTTGCTGTACGTTTGTTATTAAGTCTGCTAATTCACGCGCTATAAGTTTTTCGGCTTCCTTCTCGGCAGACGTTAGTACGTCGCGCCCCTTGCTCTCGACATAAACCGCGTAATTCATTCCTGCTACCACAATAAGCGTATAGCCTTCTGCGTGGTCTTTTGCTACCTGTAAGGCGAGCCGCTGTCCTGTATTTACGCCTTCGTGTCCGCCCTTCACGGCTTCAAACGCGATGTTCAACGGTTGCCCGTCTTTACAAACCACGTAACCAATAGAAGAGCGTAGGTTTCCTGTTCGGTCGGTAAATCCGCGTTCGGGTGGTACAAGCTTTGCAAGCGTAACCACTTCTTCGCCGATTCTGCAAAGGCTTTCTATTATCTGCCTTTCCACTTCTGCAAGAAACGCGGCAAACGTAGCGTCTATATTGCCTTTGAAGTGTGCCTTTATACCCATAGTCTGTTGTGCAGTCTGCCTTCGTCGAATTTTAGGCACTCGCCCGAAATCCTAACCAATCCTTCGGCTTTGGCTTGCTCCACAAAGTCGGCATCTAATAACGCTTCGGGCAGTTCTATTTCTCGCGTCAAAACGAACACTTCCGTACCTTCCGTTACGCGCTGAACTTCTACGGGTGTATGCACCAACGCGGAAAACTCCCGGAATACGCCGTTAGCTGCCTGTATCTTCGCGCCCTTGCCGTTCGTTTCCTCTCTGCAAGCTCCGCAAAACACTATAGCGGCTTCGCTGCTCTCCCAGCTTCCGTTGGCGTTCTGTACGGCTTCGCCGCTTGTGCGCTTATATAGGAAGTGTGGGTATTGGTTCGTTATTACGTCCGAAATTCCTACCATACGTTACTTCTGTTTCGTACCTTCGGCTTGTTGGCTGGTATGATGCCCAACTCTCCGCAGGTAATGTTGTACCACATCTTAATAGCTTCCCAATTCCACGAAACGGAATAACCGCCTTCGCTGACGTTTGCCAAAGGGATAACGGTTGCAAACTCCTTAACTAAGGCTGTCTTTGCCGTAGTGGGGTCTGCTTCCGCGTTCTTGTCGGGAATTAACGCCTTTTGGTTGGCTAATATCAGTTCCACGTCTTCGGCTTTCACTCCGAAACGCTTAACCGTTGTAGTAATCCATTCTTTGTAAGTCATTCCTTTAGGCTTTAGGAAGGGCTGGGGCTGGTAGCTTCCTACGCTGTTACCTGTTTCCGCTGCCAGCCCGTTACCCTGTGTTAGTGACTCCACGATCCGTTAGCTGTGTCCATCAACCACGAACGCGAAGAGGTAAGCCATGCCGGGAAAGCGTTAGCTATACCCATAGTTACTTCCTCTAAAGGCTCTTCGTTCGCAAACTTCTTGATGAGCGTGTGTCCGTTCATAGCCTTCAAAGCTACCGAACCCTTAACGTTCAAGTCTGCCGGGGTCTTCCAATAGGTCTGACCCAAAACCTTGCTTTCGTTGAACATTACGACGTTCTCAGTGAACGGGTTGCCGCTGAATGGGCGTGAACCGTCGCCGAGTTCTATCGTGATGTCTTGGTCGATAACGACAATCTGCAAACCGCGAAGGTAAGACAAACCGCGAAGGGCTGTATTTACCTGCTCCAAACTTGGGGTCTGCTGGATTTGAAGTGCGTTAGCTGCGAAGCTTGCGCAAATCTTCTGAACCTCTGCAGTCTCCGTGAAGGTGGCGAAGGTGTCGAGCGACATGAAGGCGTACTTAAGGCTTACGCCCTTCGCCTTAGCTGCTGCTACGACGGCTTTGAAGTCCTTAGTAATAGGCTTCGCGCTGTTGCTTGTAGCCCAATTAGCAGAACCTGTCTGAAAGCCTACCTTCTGAGCGGCTGGGATTTGGTAATCTACGTCGTATTCACTAATTACGCTAACGTTGTTGTTGTTGTTAAGCGTAATCTTACCGAGGGAAATCTGCTGCAAAGCCATCCACTCCAAACGTGCGGCTACGGCTGTCCAGCAGAAGTTGGTATCTTCCGCCCACGCTTCTACAAGTGCGCGAAGGTTGGGGTTCTGCGAAGTCATGGCTACCATAATTTCGTAGTCGTCCAGCTCTTCGTCGTTCTTGGTGCGCTTTACCGCAATCTTGGGGATATCACCCTGCAAACGGGCAATAGCTTCGCGTGTCTTCTTGTCGATCGACGCGCCACGCGCTACCAAATCGGCGGCAATCTTCAAGCCTACCTGTGCTTCAAGTGCTTTCCACGTAAGCGTATAGGTCTGCTTGAGGGGGAACAAAGTAGGATAGTAGTACGGCTTCAAGTCGTATGTATTGATGACGGCTTGCATATCCTTCTCTACAAGTCCGCGCATAAGTGTTGCTATCATAACTTTCTACCCTTTCGTTAAATTAGAACAATGCCCTTCAACGCGCCCAGAATAGCGTCGTTAATTGGGGGGATAACACTCTCTTTGAACTGCCCAATAGTTACGGCTGGTACGAGGTGGTTGCTAAGTTCTTCCACGTCGTAGCTGTCGCCTGTAAGGGCTTTAGGTGCATACTTGAACGCTGCGCCGCTGCTGGCGTGTTCGCCGTCTGCAAGCATAATAATAGCGTCCTTTGCAATCGCGCCAATGGCTGTGCCGATGGTTACGGTGTCGTAGGTTGCGTTTGTGGTGTCAATCGCGGTAATGGCGTAAGCCTTTCCGTTTACGGCGGACATGACGAAATCGCCTACCTTGAAATGCGAACCCTTTGCAATCTTAACCGAAGTACCCGAAGCTGCTACGGCTTCCACTACTAAGGCGGTCTTCTCAACGTGGTAGAGTCCGTCTGAACCCTTGCCAATCGCTGTGCCTTCCTTAAGTTTAGAACCGCTTACAAGCTCTGCGGACTTCACGGTTACACCGTTAGGAATGTCGGCGAGGTTGTGGGTGCAAGCGTGTACTACGCGCTTGTCTTCCTTTCGCTTAATTGTAAGTCCCATTTCTTATTCGGTTTTTTGGGGTTGTTAAACTTCCTTCCCTGTTAGGGTCGGCTTGCTGGTCTCTTCGGCTCGCTGCTTGATGTAGTCTGCTACGCCCTCGCTTACTCCTTCTTTGGTCACGGCTCCAAAAATGGGCTTGTCGTGGTTTTGCAGGTCTTTGTCGGCTTCTTCCTGTGCAAGCGTAGCAATGTGCGCCGTCTGCGAAGTCATGAAGCTCTCAAAGTCCGCATCGTCTTTGAAGGTCATACGCCCGAAGTTGTCTAACAACAAATCGCGCTTACTGCCTTCCAGCTTTGCCTTGTCTAACGCGGCTACGAATAGCCCCCTACGGGTTTCTGCTACCTTCGCGTCGCTGATGCTGGTAATACTTTGCTGTACGCCCTTCAAGCTCTCCGCGATAAGGTTCTTAACATCGTCAAGTGTCAGATTCCCGTCGGTGGTTTGGTGCTGCTGTTGCTGCTGCTGGGTCTGCTTTCCCTTCTCCACGAAATCATACTTTTCCTTAAGGCTGGTTTCGTAGGTTTGGTTAGCCTTGCCTATTTCCGCGTCAGCTTTGCTGCGCCAATCCTTAACGAATTTTTCTACCTTCTCGGCGGATAGTTTTCCTACGAGTTCGGTAGCCTGTTCTTGGGTTTCAACCTGTAAGCTGAGCGCAGCTGCCAACTGCTGTAACCCGTCTTCTCGCACGCCCGGAAACGCCTGTTTCAGTAGTGCTAAAATTTGCTGTAGTAAATCCATAAAAACTATTTTTGTTACGTTAAAACAATGCAAAGGTAGCGTATTAAAGTAATACTTTGTAAAAAAGCTGTGTAAAATACTTCGCTAAAACTTCGTCTTAGTGGTAACGAATGGCTGCAAATGCCTACAAAATACTACGCTTTCGGGGTGTTCTGCTTGCTTTTGGTGTCAGGCGTTCCGCGTCCTGTTTTGGCTATCCGGGAAAAAGTGCGTACCTTTGTAGCCGTTAAAACGTGCTTTTTATGAACGAACGTATAGAAGAACTAATAGAAGAATTAGACGCGCTGGCTGTCGAGTACAAGCGTAACGAGGTGCTTAGACTGCAAAGCAAAGTACAACTTTGGGCGATACGCTACAATAAGCTTCCGCGTGTCTTCCGCCCCCTGTGCCTTCACTACTTCAAGAAATGGGCGAGCCGCTATAACGACGTTGTGCGCTTCCTCTATCCGCCCGTAGAAGGTGCGCCGCTTCCTGTTGAAGAAATAAATAACGATATGATATGAAAACCCCAAACGTACAAACGACAAAGGGCGTTAAGCCTTTAACCGCCCTTCCTAACGAAGCCTTAGTAGAAGGTTTCCTTTACAACTCTAACGAAGACGAAGAAGTTAGCTTAGTTCGCCTTCTCTTGATCGTAGAACCTTCGCCAAAGAAGGCAGGGGCAATCCTGCGCGAATGTCTCACTAATGGGCGTTCTTTGGTCGCCGTCTATCCGGGTAAGAATGAAACGCCGCCAGCTAAAGCTACTTACTTGGGTTCTATTGCTGACGGCGCGTTATACCTCGTTTAGTAGGGTAGGCTCTTAATTAAGTCTATCATTTCCTTGTATTCCGTAGGCATGAAGTGTTCAAAGGCTCTGTTTCCTAAGAAGGCGTTTTCAAAGCAATGTGCCAAATACTCATGCCTTCTCATGCTTAAGCTGTTAAAATAGCTTGTGCTGTGCCCCCAGCCTACGCCGTTACTATTAACTAAGCTTTTTAGTGTGTCCTGTAGGCTTCCTATCTGTTCCAAAGCGTCGTGTTTGGTTATTCCCCTACGTGTAAATACGTCGTCGCCAAACTTTTTCAGACGCTCATAAACTGCGTCTATTCTTGCCGAAAGCTGCTTAGCGTACATTATAGAAGTTTGGCGCGTAGTGGTTTTGTACGTTCCTGTTGCGTAGTCGTACTTATAATCCGTTACGGTTGTCTTCACTTTCTTACGAAGCCTTGCTATCTGCTTTTCCCTCAAATCCTGCAAAGGCTTGTAGCCGTGTATGATGTCGCGCTGGTCGCCGATGGCGTGTCCGAACTCATGGTAAACTACGGCTTTCTTCTCCCACGGAGAACGCTGTGCGCGTGTATCGTTGTCTAATACAACTTCCCTACCTAACTTACTTTCGTAGCTTCCCTTATTAGTGTGCGGTATCTTCAAAGTTGGCATATACTTCAACTTATCGAAAAACGCCTTACTAAATACGTACTTTTCGCCCAATAAGTAAGCCCGTCCGTCCTTAAGCTCTTCGGGCATGTTGCTGGAGTATTCCTTCTTTGCTTCCTCTGCTATAGCCTTCTTTAAGTCCGCTTCCGCCTGTATCTTTGCTTCCTTAAGGTTCTTAATACAATCCGCGTAATACTTTCCTGCTTCGCATCTGTTCGCGCCGCAAATAGCCGTATATTTGTCCGCTATAGCCTTGTTAAGCTTGCTTATTTGGTTTCGTACCTGTTGAAGCTCTGCTATTGCTAACAGCCATTCTTCCTGTCGCTTTTCTGCAATCTCGTCTAACCTGTCTAATTCCGCTTCAAGCTCTGCGCGTTTACCTTCAAGCCGTAGGGTGTCGGCTTTAGTCAAGTTCAAACCAAATGCGTAAGCCCAGCGTTTTAACCCCTCTATCCTTGCGTCAAACTCCGTACATGGTTCGGTATTGTTCTTTATCGGCTTGCTGGTTTGGCTTGCTCCCTTCATCGTTTCCGCTACTCCTGCCTTTAGTCCGCCATCGATCGTGCCGCCCTTGAAGTTGTCGCGTATATAGTAGGGCTGGCTCTTCCAGCCTTTGGCGCGTTCGCGTATGCTGTCTATATACTGCGTGAAGTTTTCGGGCATTGCTGTTACCTGTCTGCGTGAAGGCATAGACTTGTAAGCCTGTCCGCGAACAATAGCCTTAAGCCTGTTGCCCCGGTCTTTGTTATATTCGTCGTAGTCTGCAAGAATAGGCGTAACTTGGCATCGGCATTGTGGATGCCAGCCAACAAAACGGAAGGTCTTAGGGTAGTCGCCTTTTAGCTCGTCGCAAATATCTACTAACGGCTGGGGTCTGCCCTTGCTGTCTAATACGGTGTGGTTGTTGCTTAGCCAAATACGAATACCTACAACAAAGTCTAATTGCTGCCAGCGTAAATACTCCGCCTGTCTGTAAGCCATGTTTACCTCTGTACGTGCCAAACGCTGGGCGTTACGCGCTGAACTTCTGTAAACGCCCTGTCCTGGGTGGTATAGTGCCGCCGCCTTGCTTAGTCTAAGGTTGCCGTACTTATCGCGTACCCGTCTAAAAAGCTTGTCGGGCTGCTGTAGGCATTGGCGTAAGTCCTTACTTAGCTGCTGTGCGCTTCTGCCTTCGCCTAACCCTACGTCTATACCGAGTTCTATCGTGTCCTTAATATCGCCTACGTACTTCCATACGCGCTGGGAAAGCCCTAAGCCTTCTACCTTCCTTTGCTGGAATGACTGCAAGGCTTCCAAATTACGCGCTTGGTACTGCTCCGCTTCTTCCGGGGTTAGCCGTGAAGTGCGAAGTATAGACTTTAGGAAAGCGTCGTTTTTGTCGCAGGCTGCTCTCCACTCTGCCGCCGTTCCCCTAACTATAACGCCCTGTATCTTCTTCGCTAATCCCTGCGTTACCTGCGCTGCTGCTTTCTTGGTCTGTGGGTAGTCGTCGAAGTTGAACGGCTTGTTTAGGTCGGGCTGAAACAGCGTACCTGCTAACGATGCGTATTCGCTCGCCGCCAAATTGCAAAGCTTTTCAATCTGACGGGCGTAAGCTTCCGTTCGCCTGTAGTGCGCTGCGTCGAAGCCTTTAAGCTTTATAATAAGTTTTTCCCTGTCGTTTGGCATAGTTATTTTCTTGAAAAATTCGTTTTAAGCGCGTTTTGCCTGTTGGGTGGGTAATTATACCAGCCGCGAGGCGAAACGCGCTCTACGGGCTTCTGTTGTATTAAAGTAATACGTTCTTAGGCGTTAAATAGTCGGTTCGCCCTGTAAGAAGCTGTTTTCTTGGGCTTCCTCTGCTTCTATCGCCTTTATTTCCTCGTCCACGTCGTCCGCCCAGCCCAAACGCTGAACGGTAGCCTTACGGCTTGCAATCTGCTTGTTTCCGTTGGCGGCAGTAAGGATGTTAATCTTGCTTTGCTCGTCTTCGATGATGTACGGTGTAATAATAGGCTCTACTACCAAATGTTCGGCGGCTTCCTGCCATCCCTGTTCCTGCTTGTTGGCTATTGCTAAGAACGCCTTAACGACGTTAATACGCCGCTGGATGTACTCGTTGAATATCTCGCACTTGTCTTGTACTTTTAGGTGCGCGTCCATGAACAGAAGCTTAAGGGCTATACCGCTAACGCTTCCTATTCCCTTCACGGTATCAAACGAAATGTCGGGCGTTTGCGTTATGGTGTAAATCATCTTAAGCAGGGTTTCTATTTCAAGTTTCACGCTTTCGGGTGCGCTCTGCCAGCTAAGGTACTGCGCTTTTGCGCCTTCCTCTCCCTCAATAATGCCGCCAGCTTCTCCCTTACGGGCAAAGCCTATAATCTTGCCTTCTACAAATATCTTCGGGCTGGCGTGGTAGTCGTTCGTGTCTGCGAAGTTTGAAAGTAGCTTTTCCAAACGCTCTATAAGGCTTTGTACGTCTTCCCATTCTACTTTGGGCTGACAGCCGTACACTACGGGAATTTTGCCTATTGCAAGCTTCTTAGGATAACCCGGCATAAGCTCCCATTGTCCGTTAGCCTGTCCGTCTTCCTTGTTCTCGCAGCTCCAAAGGTAGTGATAGTCCTTTGTGTAGGTCTCAAAGTAGGTGCGCGTCTTAAGGTCTGCGCCTTTGCGTTTGAACTCACGGCTAAACGCTACCATGTCGCGGTTCTCGTCGAAGTACGGGTAAAGCGTATCTCCAAACGCCGGGCTAAACAGGGCTACCTTAAACTTCTTCTTTGTCTTGAAGCCGTAAAGTTCGTGTTCCTCTCCTTCCACTTGATACCAAAGTTCGGCTACCTCTGTAGTGCCGTATATGTTACGCGCTGCCCTTCGGTTTACGGTGCTAATCTTCGTATCGTAGAAGACGCGCTTTATAGCCTGTAATACCCGTGTCTGCTTGTCGTCTTCGGGGTTGCTGGCGTAAGTTACGGGGTTGCCGAAAGTGAAGCTTACGGCGCGGTCTCTGATAAGTCGCTGAATAGCCAAAGCTATACGCGCTACAGGTTCAATCCTAACGCCTTCGCGCTGTAGCTCCGCGTTCGGGTTCACGTTCTTAACCTCGCCGTAGTCTTCCGCGTTCTTATCCACTACTACAAGCTTGTCGGGGCGTTTCTTCGTGTCCATAACGTCGTGCAGCTTAGGTTCTATTTGCTGCTGGTACTCCGTTGTTTTGGGCTGGGTTGTTACTCTGCCGCTCTGCAACTCCGTAACTACTGCGCCGATGTCTGCGCCTTCTTTTACGCTCTCCGCTAATAGCTGGTCGATCGTAAGTGTTCTTTCGTCTTCGTTCATGTCTTTACAATTTTATTGGGTTCTACAATTATTTTGTTTATCCGAAAATCCTTGTAAGGTTCTGCGCCTGTTGCGCTCTCTTCTCTACCGTACCCGTAAGCGCGTCAGGTGCGTCGTCGTGGCTGTTGCCGCCTTCCTTCTTATACTGCGTAATGGCTTTGTAGAATTGTGGAAATAGTACGTTCCAGCGTTCCGGGAAAAAGCAAAGGTTCTGCACCTCGTTAGAATGGTTGAAGATGCGAACGTCCTTGTTCTCTGTCTGCGTAAAGTAGGTAAAGCTTGTCTTCCTGTTGCCTAAGATGCGGCAGTTCTCGCAAACCTTACGCCCGAACCCTCTACCGCCGTTATTGCTTTCTACTACGCATTCTTCCACTTCAAAGCGCGTTAGCCTTCGGGCTGTCTCGCTCTCTGTCGTTTCCATCGGCGCGGTTGTATAGTACACGTCAAGAATAAAGTTACCTATTTCCGTTTCCACGTATATAATGCAGCATAGGAAGTCCGCGCCCGTGTCCGCCGTGTCTATATACGCCTTTACCTTCCGCTTCCTTGTTATCGGTACTGCTTCGTAAGTAGTGAAGCCGCGTTCGTACATGAGTCCTGCAATCGGTCGTGGGTTCTGCATGTACTGCGTATCAAAGACAAAGCTATTTTTGTCGCGTAGGGCGTGTAGTTCCTCTAAGGTGTGCTTAAACGCCCAAAGCGGTTGTTCGTTGCCCTGTTCGTCGTACTCAATAGCTGGCAAACTCAATACTTCCCATTCTTCGGGTTCAAGCCGCATAAGGTAGCCGCAAAGGTCTTCTTCGTCCAGACGCTGCATAATAATAATTATCGGGGTCTTTCGGCTGTTTACGCGGTTTCTGATGGTGGTCTCGAACTTTTGGTTTACCTTCTCGCGTACCGTCTCGCTTCGCGCGTCATCGGGCTTAATAGGGTCGTCTATCACTATCGCGCCGCCAAACGTGCCGTCGCTGACGCTGGCTAACTCTTCCACTTCTGCGGCTAACTCGTCTTCCTCTTCCTTTTCCTCGTCCACGATGCCAGCTCCGAAGCCTGTTACCTGTCCTGCTGAACTGACGGCGTAAAGTCCGCCGCCTTCCGTAGTGAACCATTTGCGTGTGTTTACGCTGGTGGGCTTCGTACCCGGAAACAAACGCCTATAGCTGTCTTCCCGTAGTATTTCCTGCACTCCCCGGCTGTTGTCTCTCGCCAAATCGTCGGAATAGGAAAGGTGTATAAACTTCGCCTTCGGGTTAATAGCCAAACCCATAGCTATAAAGTTCTTTACGGCTAACTCTGTCTTTCCGTAACGGGGTGCTATATTTATTATAAGGCGCGTACTTTCCCCTGCTAAAACCCTGTCGAGGGCTTTCGCTATTGCTACGTGGTGTTTTCCTACGACAAACTTACGCTTAAACTTTTCCTTAAAAAAGTAGCGCGTGAAGTTTAGCGTACCCTGTAGCGTCCACGTCTTAATAATATCTATATCCCTGTACCCTTCCATTTAATACTCCTTTTCTAATTCGCTGAACAGCTCCCGTGCTTCGTCTTTGGTAAGCGTCCGCGCTGGTATTAGGTCGCTGCCGTCCGCGCCTGTATGTTCTACGCGCTGAATGGCTTTGCCGTAAAGCTTTTCGGATATCCTGTCTATAGTGCTGGTCTTACCTGCGTTCATATCCGCAATAATAGCCCGTGCGTAGGTCTTTGCAAGTGCCGGGGTTGTTTCCTCTGCTGCTAACGCCTTCAATTCTGACAAATCCGCAGTAAGGAGTAGTTCGTACCACTCCGTTACTTCTGTCGCGCTTATTCCGTAGAATTTCTTTGCGCCAGCCTTGCCCATAATCTTAACGCGAAATTCGGAAACGCGGCTTTTGGGTCTTCCCTTCGGGTTGCCGCTTTCTCCTTTCTTCCACGCTGGGCGTAGATTCTGCTCGTTTGCCATATCGGTGTTAATTCGTATTTTCTTCGGTGTTACTTGGCTTCCGTCTTGAAGTTGCCTAAGTATTCCGCCTTCTCTCCTGTTAATTCCTCGTAACGCTTGCAAATAACGTCAATATAGGCAGGGTCTAACTCTACCATATAACAAGCGCGTCCTAACTGCTCCGCCGCCATCATTGTGCTGCCACTTCCCCCGAACGGGTCTAATACTACTTCGCCGGGGCGTGTGCTGTTCTTAATAAGTCTTCCCATAAGCTTCAGCGGCTTCATGGTGGGGTGGTCTGCGCTTCTTAACGGCTTGTCTTCGTGTATGTCGGTAGTAGGTAGGCTAAGAACCTTTGTAAGCAAGTCCTTAAGCTCCTGCTTCGTTAGCGCGTTTAGATCGAGGGCTTCGTCTTCCGTTATCGTAATCAGGTCGCGCCGTGCTACAAAGTAATGCGACGCGCCGGGCTTCCAACCGTATAGGCAGGGTTCGTGTTTCCATTGGTAGTCCTGCCTTCCTAATACTATATTGTTCTTTACCCAAATAAGTATTTGCTTAAGCTCCCAGCCTACGCGCTGAACTGCAAGCTTGAAGTTCAAGCCTTCCGTTCCTGCATGCCAAATGTAGAACGCGCCGCCGGGCTTAAGGTACGGGTTCGCATTGTTGAAGGCTGCAAACAGGAAATCTTGGAAAGCTGAACCTTCCATTTTGTCGTTAGCTATATCCTTCTGAACTCTGTTACCTTTGTCGGCTGCGTTTAGTGCTTCATTCTTACTGCTGTAGTCCACGTTATAGGGTGGGTCGGTTAGTAGAAGGTCGGCTTTTTGGTCGCCCATGAGTATCTGCAAAACTTCGGGTTCTGTGCTGTCGCCGCAAATTAGGCGATGTCTTCCCAATCGGTAAATATCGCCTTCCTGTGCCTTCGGTTTTCCCGTGACGCTGGCAGGGTTAAAGTTGTCTTCCTCTGCTTCGTCTTCCTTAACGTCGCCGTCCATCGGTGGCAAATCCACGCCCCAGCGGTCTAATTCTTCCGCGTTCCAAAGGTTCGCCAAAGCTTCAAAATCCCAATCGCCAAAGTTATTGTTATCCTTGATAGCTACGGCTCTAAGCTGTTCTGCTGTCGCTGTCTGCGGAATGACTTTGCAAACGGCTTCCTTATAGCCTACTTCCTTTAACGCCCTGTAGCGCATGTTTCCGCCAATAATAACGTACTTGTCGCCGTGCTGGTAAACCAACACTTCGCGCAAAGATAGCATTTCGGGGTTTTCCACGATCGACGCTTTCAACTTCTTGAACTTTGCCACGTCAATACTTCGGGGGTTCGCTGGTACTCCCGGAATTTGCCCCTTGTTTGGCTCAATCTGCGACAAAGGTATAATTACGCTTTGCTGCAGCTGCTTGGGGTCTATTGTCTTCGTGCCTTTCTTCTCTGCTGCCATACTGCGCCCTTGTTAAAATGGTAAATCGTCGTTGGAAAAATCCCAGCCGCCGCTATCGCCGCCGCTGTTGCTTCCGCCGTCGCCGTCTGCCTTCATTACGATGCCGCCTAAGAAGGTGGCTTTTGCCAAAGCTGCTACCGAAATAACTACGGTAGCTACTGCTGCCAATAAACTAAGTGCTTCCATTGTCCTGCCTGTTTTAATCGTTAAACTTCTGTTTTGTTATGACATCCCAAAGTTCGTGATGCCGTATATCCTTGTTAATCGTTCCGAAACGCTCCATAACCTTGCTAAAGCAATCATCGTAGAAGTCGTAAAGCTGTGGGTTCTCTTCTATCGTGAACTGCTCCACGTTTCCGCTGCTGCGAAGGTTTGCCGAGCCGTGTATTACTATCTTCTGCCCGTCGTGCGTCTCAAACTGAACTATTTTAGTGTGTATTCCTGCTATAGCAAGCTGGAAGCGGTTGTTTACGTCCAGCTTCTTTCGCAAATAGGGTATAAGCTGGTACTTCTCGTTTGCGTAGAAGTAAATGCTTAGTAGCATGTCTATCCTGTCTATATACCCTTTATCCATTAAACGGGCAAAGGCTTCGATATTCTTTTGGTTTAGCGAAAGCGTACTTACTAACATCCTACTAACCTTTATTTTATGTTCCCAAATGTACGCCGCTATAAAGTCGCCAAACACGAAATCGCCGCTAACAATAGCGTTATACCTTTGCCCGTAATCTACCTTTAGTTCCTTTGCCAGCTTTGCCGCGTTCTTATATAGTGCTGGTATTCCAGTAATAGGTGGCTGGGGTGCAATATAGCGCGTAGGCATGGCGCGGTCGGTCTGTTCCTCTGCGTCCACGCCAACAGCCGGGGTTTTCTTCAACTTCGGAAGGTTGAAGCCCGTTAAGTCGAGCTGCGGTAGGTCTATACTTCCGAAGTCCACTTTTTGCGCTTTCTTTTCTTGTTTCTTTTTCATTTCTTCTTTTTTCTGCCACTTTCTGAAAGAAAAAGGGCGGTTGCTTTCGCTGCCGCCCTTTCCGCTTCGGGTGGTTTCCCGTCGCTCAGCTATATGGTAAATTGGTGATGGTGGTACTAAGTACCGAAAACGCAATAGTAAAGACTTGAAAGAACTACGGAAGCGATAACGGCTGCGGCTGCTCCAGCTATCGTAGCTACAAAATCCAACACTTCGGGCGTTCCCGTTCCCGTAACCTTGTCGTAAAGCTCCTTTCCTGCTGCTGCAATAACGGCTACTATAACGCCGATAATGTAGCCAAAGAAAAGGCTTACTATTGCGGTAATAGCGAACCCTGCTACAAAGTGCTTTTTCTTGTCCTGCGGTATCTTCATAACTGCGTTTTGTTTAATCACGCTGCAAAATTAGCGAACTTTCGCATTACTTTAATACGAAAATCCACTAAAATACTTCGTCAAAACTTCACGAAACGGGATTTTTGTGCCTTAGTCTCTCTTATTTTTACGCTCTAAAACCCTGTAAGACAGCGTTTTAAGTGTCGTTATTCAAATAAGGCGGTTAGAACCTGCTTATTTTGGCGTTCGGGGCTTTTCAGTTGTTAAGTATTCCTTAACTACTGCCATAAACTCTTCAAGCGTTCGGCAAACTACGTACTTGTTACCTGCGCCTTCCGCTGCCTGTTGCCATACCTTTTGGCTCTCCCGTTGCTCGCTGCCCTTCTCTGTCGTCTTCATCTCAATACAAAGGGAAGCGTAGCCGTTGGAAGGCGTTAGCAGAATAAGGTCGGCTACTCCTGCGGTAACGCCTTCCTTCTTCATCTGCTTTGCTTCGGGGCTGTAGGTAATGACGCGCCCGGCTCTTACTATTGTTCGGTGCGTCCGCTTTCCGCCGTTCGGTACGGCAAAAAGAAGTAGCGCGAGCTTCGGGTATTGAAGCCTAAACCACGTTACGCAGCTTTCCTGTAGGCGGCTTTCTTCGTGTCGCTGGGGCTTGCGTTGTTTGGTCGCGCTTGCTTCTTTTTGCGCTTTGTTCCAGATGTCTTCGTAGCTCATTCCGCTTTTGCTTCCTCTTCTGCTACTTTTGCGTTCGCCTTTTCCTCGATCCGCCGTGCGCGTTCCGCCTGTTTAAGAAGTACGGTTCGCTTTGCCGCGTTGAAGACTATAGAACCTATTACTTCGCGCTGGCTGCTGGGAAGGCTGCTTTTCTTGGCTACTATATTCGGAAATTCCGATTTTATATAGTCCGCGTTAAGCTTGCCTTCGTTCATAAGCGTCAGTAACGCGCTGCTCTTAAGCTTACGCCCGTGTTCCTTCGCCTTTGCTTCGGCTTGCTTTTTCTCGTTCTCAAACTCGGCAATAATGCCGTTTAGCTGAATGTCAAACGCAGGGTCTTTCGTTATCTCTGCGTCAAATGTTACGTTTACCATTGTCTTTGTTGTTTAAGTTACTGAATGTTTCTTCTAAAATCTCTTTCACGTCGTGAAGGTTTCGGGCTGCTGGCAAGTTTGCCGTCTTAACCGCTTCGTAAAGTGCGCGTAGCTCTTCAAGCGTTAAGCCCTTCAAGCCCCAGCTATTCTTTCCGTATTCCTTCGTAATCTCTAACTCCTTACTCATGGCTATACTTTGTTTAGTAAATCTTCGTCAAAGCCCGGAAGTGTCGGGTTCTGCTTTTTGTATTCCTCACGCGCTAAGATGTCGCGTACTCGCTTAATCTCTTTGTCTAACTCGGCTTCGAGACGCTTGGAAAGCTCTAAGTATTCCTGCTTCTGCCTGTACGCTTCCGCTGGTGTCTTAAAGTAGTTCTTCTGCGCGTCTCGCATCTGTGCCGTCAGGTTGAAAAATGCTTTTGCTTCCATATTATTTCAATACACAAACGTAGTCTTCGGGCTTCTTTATGCGCCCTATAATCTCAATTTCTTCCTGTGTCTTCGTATTCATCCACTCATACGGAAGTATGCCGAAGAAAAACAGGTCTAACCGTTCGTCGTAGGTTACTGCGCCTTCAATGTTTCCTACTTTCACGATATCGCCTTCGCGTATCTCGCGCCCTCTGCAATCGTAGTAACCTGTGCTTCGCCTTTTATTTGCCATTGTCTTAGTATCTGAATGTCGTAAACTGAATAACCGCGAACTTTAGCGTAATCTCTGACGGCTCTATTTCCTCGTCGTCTTTGGAAAGCCGTACCTTCTTAGCGTAGTCGTCGAAGACGGGGTTAAACCACGCCTTAAAGTCTTCCACCGTTAAGCCGTCATTCTGTGCTATAAGCTCTACGGGGTAGGGTGTGCCGTCTATACTTGCTTCGTAGTTGTAAACGGCTGTTTCTGCGTAAGGCTTCGAGCTTTGCTCCGTGTAAATCTTCACTTCTTCCTTACTGCGCGTCATAATAAGCTCCTGTACTTCCACGATCGACGCTGGTACGTCTAAAATAGTAACGGTTGGTACTCCCTTTTCGTAGGGTTTCCCCTGCCATTGCCTAATACTAAGAACTCCGCCGCGCTCCTTAACTTTTGCTATACGCTCTTTCCAATAATCGTAATTACATCGGCAGGTGTGCCGCTTTGTTCCTTTCTTTACCTTCTCTGCGAAGCCTGTAGGCTCTCCAGCTTTGGGGTGCTGTGGAAAGAAGGTTTTGCTTAACATTACGTTCATGCTTCAATCTTAATTATTAGTTTATACTCTGCTGGGGTGTGCTTCTCCCCTCGCTGTTTCTTTGTCTCTCCGGGTTTTACCTCTTCGCCGTTCCGCAGGATGGTATATCCTGCTTCTTTGGCTCTAAGGCTCGTTCCTAACAGGCTTTCGCTGGCGTTCTTTACTACTATCTCGCCTACGGTATTCAAAGCCGTTATTAACGCTTCGTCTGTAATATCTACCTTTAGCTTCATAGCCTATTCTTCCTTTAAGTTTCGCAAATGCCTTAGAAGTCTTGCCGCTGGCAAAATCTTCTTAAAGCTCTTAACGGTGTGCCAAAACAAGAAGCCGCGAACCTGTACCAAATAACGCTTAATCGTTATTACGTCGTTGCTGTTGTAGGAAGGAAACGGGAAGCCGTCGTTATAAACGTCGGCTACCTGCGTTTCTTCCTTTACTACTCTGTACTGCTCCATAACTGCTACCCGTTAAAATGGTAAATCGTCGGCGTTACCTTCTCCCGTCTCGCTGGCGGCTGGTGCGCTGCTTACGTTGGTGTTGGTCGCTGGTTCTGCTGCTGGTGCTTCCTGCTGGGTGCCAGCATTTTGGTCGCGCTTGCCGCCCGGCAATAGCTGAACCTCACGGGCGAGGCAGTTTACGCCTACCTGCCAATTACCAGCGTTGTCCTTGTAAGCCTTTACGCTAAGGTCGCCGCGAACGAAAACGGGCGTTCCTTTCTTTAGGTACTGCGCTACTGCGCTTTCTCCGGGCTTAAGTACGCTTACCCATGTCGTGCGCTCTGTCTCTACGCCCTGCTGGTTCTTAAACTTCTCGCTGTGTGCGACGTTGAAGGCAATGTACTTTTTGCCGTTGAAGTCCTTTACTTGGGCATCGTTTCCGATGTTGCCGATAATCTCTACTTGTAACATAATACTTTGTTTTTTGGGTTAAAAAATATCGTTTGTTATTCTCTTTCCGAATTGTAATAATTCCATGCTCCTAATTCGCGTTACGCTCTCAATACCTAAAGCGTTTGCGCCTAATTGAAATTCCGTGTAACCTCTTGCTTCAATGAAAAGTAATACTTTATTTCTTTGCTCTTCTGTAATCGCTCCGGGTTTTGCGTAGGCGTAAGCCTTGAAGGGTGAGAACTTTATATAGCCAGCGGTTTCTACTGCGTTGTATGCGTGTTCTTCATCCCCTTTTACGTCTCCGCGTTTCACTATCTCACGCGCTAACTCGTCGTGATCTTGTTGTTCGCTGTAAGTTTCCAAACCGTAAACTTTCCCGTTCGGTGCTATCCAGCCGCATGAACACTTTGTTATATCGCTGGGCTTTATCCACCCGGAAGGCTCTATAACCTTGTCGTCGTCTTCTAAATACAAATCGTCCATTCCTGTTAGCTTTTTAGTTCCCCTAATTACCTGTTCGGCTATTTCCTCGGACATTCCGGGTAGAACCTGCGTAAGCCAACTTAAAGCGGTATTTATATTTCCGTTGTCTAAAAACTTTGCCCGTGCGTAATCTGTTACCCAGCTTCCGTAAACGTGCCAATCTAATTTTGTTTTCTTGTTACTCATATAGCTGCTATTTGTTAAAAGTTAAATTCTAATTGCCTTATCTCGTCGGGTAGCATAACGCCTATTTTTCGTAACGCTTCCCTGTATGTCGTTCCGTTGTTTTCGTACTTCATGAAAGCTTCGTAAAATTTCGGGTGCAACTTATATACAAGTTCAAAACGGCTGCGCTTCTCTAAGTGTGCGCCAAATCCGCAAAACATGCAGCCCGTTCTATTACACCCCTTAATATCGTATAGCTCGCAATATGGTACGTTAAATTTCCTTATATACGCCCAAATGTCCGCGTCCGTCCAAATGCTTAGAGGGTAGCTGGCTAAATGCTGTTCGTTAAACGAATTACACCCCCCTCTCCTAATATATTGCTGTTGCCTAATTCTGCTTTCTGCAGCCATAGTGCCAATAATAGGCACTTCCCCCGTTTCTCGCTGATATCTCGCAAACGGTCTTTTCTTCAATACGTCGCAACACTTTTCCGAAATCATAAACGGCTCACGTATTAAGAACTGCCACTTATCGGGTATCTTTCCGATTACGTAACCCCTTTGTCTGTCCGTGCCAAATAGACGTATTTTTAGCAGCTTCTCGCTTTTAGTAGTCTTCGCGTCTCTTATACCTTTTGCCGTTTCCTTGCTAATCAGCGGAAATCCTATATTTGCTATAGTTTGGCGGATGTTTATCTTCGGCGTAATGAATGTAACGTTTTCGGTATTCCGGGCAAATCTCACTATTTCGGGAAATTCGTTGCCCGTGTTGTCGAATACGCCTTTTATATCCTTGCTAACAAAGCGTCGTACTAAATCAAGCAAAACAGTACTATCCTTTCCGCCGCTAAATGAAACGTAAGGCGTTTTTCCTGTACGCGCTATAAAAGCTTCTATAGTTCCTACGGCGTGGTCTATCTTCTGTTCAAGAGTCCACGTCTGACGCTCTAACAATTCTTTTGCCGTCATATAGCTGTCCTTTCCTGTTATTGTTCGCTGGTGCTTAGTTTCTTGCTTAGCATCGTTGCAACCTTTTCGGCTGCTTTTCTGAACTCCCTGTTATACTTGTATTCCGTATCGTAGTGGCGAAGGTAGTAGCTAATACTGCTTTCGTCGTGCTTAATCTCGATCGCTATCTGCTGCGTATTGTCGCCGTCCTTTTTGCAATGGTGCGCGTAAATCATTCGGGCGTAAACGTGCCAGCGGTTTCTGCTGTCGGTGGCAATAATGCGGAAGGGTACGCCCATAGCCGCTTCTATTGCTTCCTTGATGTCTCGGTGCTGGGGTTCTACTTCGTAATGAATAGGTAGGCGTAAACCTTCGGCTATTTTGTGTTCAAGCGTCGCGCCTTCGCTACGCTCCCAATTTGCAAGCATGAAGACTGCGCTACACTTCATAAGCTCCCGAATATCCGCCTTTAGGTGTGTCCGCCATATTTCCTCTTTGCTGTGCCGCTTCGGGTCTAACTCTTCCGGGTGTTCCGCCTGTAGCTTGGCTGCAATCTGCAAAGGGTTTACCACGTCGTAGCCTTTAGCCTTTAGGTCGGCTTCGGCTGCGTTGAACAGGGGTTCGTATTCCTTCGGGTTTAACCCTGTTATCATACCCGAAATATAAACTTTGTACTTTTCCATTCTGCTATCTGTAGCTTTTATTGTCAAAACTTAAAAAATCGAACATCTCCCTAAATCTGTCTGCTATTCTCACGCCGTAACGCGGTAGTATATCTTCGTCGCTTAGGTTGGAAGTAATAACGGTGTATAGAAGTTTGTCGTAGCGGCTGTAGAGTATTTCAACCAACGGGCTAACCTCGTTTCCCCAAACCTTCACGCTGGCAGGTTCTGTTCCTACGTCGTCAATGTGTAAAAGCTCCGTAGTCTTGAAAATCTGCATACGCTGCTGGTTGTCTTCCTTCGCTACGGCTGCAAGCTCCAAAGCTGAAACGCAATAAACGCCCTTCCTGTCTTCGTACCTGTATTCGTTCCCGTACAGCATGTTTATAAGCTGCCTTGCTGCGCTCGCCATAGTGCTTTTGCCGTTTCCGGGTGCGCCGTATAGGAATAAGCCCGGCTTCCAGCTTCCGCCTACTAACCACTTCGCTACTTTCGCTACGTGCTGGTTGGTCGCTTCGTCGTTTTGGAAGGTGCGCCCCCTGCGTTCTACTTCCGCCTTGTAGCAAAGTTTAAGCATTTCGGGTACGTCCGCCGCGTAGTGGTTCGCGTCAATGCTAAAGCGTCGTGTGACGGGTCGCCTTTGCTGGAGTATCGCTCCGAACCTCTGTAAGTCCACCCTTCGGGGCTGCTGCTGTTCCTGTTTGTCTTCCATCGTTACTTCCGTTTATTCCTGTACGTTCCCAATATCTTACGGCTGCTTTCCAATCCTTAAGCGGCTTTCCCTGCTTACCCTGTACCCAGCCGTTAGCTTCGTAGAAGTCAAAGAAAGCTATAGGGTCTATTTTGTTCCCTCGCTCTTTCGCGTACTCCATAACGGCTTCAAGCGTCGGCGGCTGAAAAGCTGGTTTCCTTTTCCACTTGACCTCTTTTTCTTCACTACTATTTATACTATTTTCATTTGCATTTTCATATTCAGTATTTTGTAATGCGTTTGTATCGCTGTTTGTATCTACTTTTGTATTTGGTTTTGTATATACAAAAGCGTTGCCGCTTTCCGCGTCTTCGCTTTCGTTCCAACGCTTATTTACTGATTTTCTGCGTGTTTCGCTAATCGCGCCGTCTCTTACCATGCGCGGCTGGCAAAGGGTGTCGCCTTCAAGTCGAATAACGCCGTAGTAATCAAGTTCAAGAAGTGCTAATAGTATTGCGTCCGCCTTAAATGGCATCTGTTTCGCTAAGTTCTCGGCAAACTGCAAATACAAATTTTCTTTGCTCTGCGTTTTTTGTATAGGGTTTTGTATGGCGTTTGTATTGCCTTTTGTATATACAAAACTTTGGCGTAGCTGTAGCTTCCCGTACTCCCGTTCCCTGTGTAGTATGCACATAAGGAAAATATAAACGCCTACGGCTGACGGGCTGCACATCCTTAGCTTTTCGTCGCTGGTAAAGTCCTTAACGTAAAGCGGTATATAGGGCTGGTCTCGTAATGCCATAATCTTGTTGTTATTATGCCGCTGGGCTTGCTGGGTAGCCTTGCCCAGCGGCTGGTTAGTGTTACTTCTCAACTATCACGATGCCGGGGCAAAGCTGGCGAATTAGCTTAACCTGTTCGTCGATCACTTTGTCGCGCTGCTCTTCAAGAATTTGCAACGCGCTTGGGCTTACCAATGACAGGGTAACGTCGCGCCCGTCCACGCTGGCGTAAATCTCTACTTCCAAATTCTCGGCAGGTGTTCCCTTGAAAATAGGAATTTTAACCGTGAAAGCGTCGGGCAGGTTGCTCTGCACTACTGCGCCGTAATTGTCCTTAAAGCTTCCGTTCTCGTTGCGCTCCTTCTCAATCTTAGAGCTAACGGTAGCGTCGAAGTTCTTAAGCTTGCTTACAAGCTCCATGTTCTTCTCCCTGTCCGGGAAAAACGCGCGGTTCATCTTGAAGAACTCGCCCAGCTTGTTAGGTGTCCAGCCCTTAGCCGCGTTAATTCCGAACTCTACAAATTTCGGGTGGTAGGAAAGTTTGCCGCTAACATTTCCGCGTGTGTACTCGTCGTTTTCGTTGAATACCAGAGTAATCTCCACGTTTTCGCGTTCTACAATGACGTGGGCGCGTTTTTCGTTGAATTGGTCGCTTTCCTTGCTGCGCTGGGTTAAGAACTCTACGGGTGTGCCTATTACGCCCTGCAGGTTTATCTTAACGGGTGGCTTTGGGTCTAACACTTGGGGGGCTGAACCCTCGCGGATGGTAACTTCTGCCGTACTTGCACCTTCGGGCAGGTTTACTACTACTTTCTTGTCTTCGCTTTCCATAATTGAAAATTGTTAATAGGGTTGTTACTTGTCTTCCGTGCCGTTCTTTCTCAACACTTGAAAGATGGTTTTCTGTATCTCTTCGCTGTACGCTGGGCGGCTCTCTATTAAGTCGCCGTTTTGGTTGTAGTAGCCTACTTCCTTAGCGTCTTCGTCAATGAATTTGTAGCAGTCTTCCTCTACAAGCTCCGCCTTCTTCTTCAAGCCCTCTAAGGCTTCCTTCTTCTTGTTAAGGAGTGGTTCCAGCCTGTCCTTGTATTCCTTCTTTACTTCCTTAAGCTCTTCTTCGATGTCGTTAATCGAAATACAAGTTTCTGATAAACTCTCCTTCAACTTAAGCAATTCTTCCGGGGTGTAGTGGCGCATGTATTCCTTCTTCTCTACTGCGTCCGCGTTGTCTGCTAAGAACTGCCTACGGGCTTCGCCCTGCTGAATGTCTTTGCCTAATTCTCTTTTCATACTGAATTAAAATTTTAATGTTTGTTGAATTACTCTTTGTTGGGCTTCCGTGTATAACATCCGCCTTTGTCTCGCTATTGCCAAACGAACCGCCTTTATAGCTTCCTCGCGTCCTCTTAGGCTGTCTTCGTAGTCCATAAGCTCCTGTTCGTCTTCTGCTAAGAAGTAGCCTTCGGAAGTCGCTATTAAGCCCGGTATAAGGTCGTTTGTCCTGATGTGGTTTATAACCTTACGCAAACGCGGCGCGTCGATCCTGTAGCCCTGCTGCTTCAAGCGTCCGATTATATACCCGTTCGTTACCGCGTTACGCTTTCCCTGCTTGTCCTTCAAACCTGCCAAAATGACGGGCAGCAAAACGCGCAGTTCGTAGTCGTTTAGTGGGCTTGTTTCGTTGCTAAATCCTTTAATCATCTTAGAATGGTGTTTTATTGAAGTTCAATACTAAGCCGGGCTTCGCTACGCTAACGGTCTTTCCCGTTGCCTTCGCTATTCCTTCGCGGAAGGTTAGCGCGTTGCCGTTGTCTCTGCTGGTATGAATAAGCACAATGTTATGAACCTTGCTTAAGTCGTTCGCCTGTAGCGTCTCTAAGCATGTCGTATAGCTGAGGTGGCTTTCCCGTACCCTTCTGTAACGTGCTGCGTCAATCTTCCCGGCTATAAGGTTAGCTTCTAACTTCTCTTGGCTATAGTTGCATTCTATAAGTATATTGCTTAGTCCTGCAAACCTATTCTTCAAGTAGTAGGTATCGGTAGCGAACAGGATGCCGCCTGTCTCTTCGTGCCAAATATAGAAGCCTACAGGCTCGTTAGCGTCGTGTTCCGTAGGGAATGGTATAACGGTAAAACCGCCAATCTGCAGACGCTGGTAGCCGCCTTCCCTGCTTCCTTCAAAGGCTACGGGCTGGTAGTCTGTCCTGTTGAACTTCTGCGCCCCTGCTATCGTTCCCTTGCTGGCAAAGACGGGTAAGCCGTAGCCTAACACTTCGCCGAGGTGTCCTGCGTGGTCGCCGTGTTCGTGGGTAACTAATACGCCCTGCACCTTGCTAACGTCGTAGTCCAAAGCTGGCAAAACCTTCTTAAAGCTTATACCTGCTTCAAGCAGTAGGGCTTCGCCTACGTTCTGAATGACGTAGGCGTTACCCTCTGAACTTGAACCTATAACTTGAAGCGTCATAACCTTGTCAATTAGAAGCCGGGGATATTAGCGTTCTTTGGTTCTGCCGCTGCCTTAGTAGCCGCGCGTCCTGCCTTCGGTGCTGGTGCTTCCTGTGCTGGTTGCTCCGCGCCTATAACTCCGCCTTTGTTGGCTTCGTCGTGTATCTCTTCGGCTACGGCATCAACTATACGGCTGGAGTCTTCGTCCGCGTCGCCAAAGTCGCAGCCTGTAAGGTATTCGTACAGGGCTTTTTTGGCTCTGCGCTCTGCCTTGCCGCGTAATTGGTCGGGGCTGCTGTAGTTATCCTTCTTAACGGTGGCAATAATCGAAAATCCGTTCTTTTCGCCGTTGTACTGATAGGAAATCTTACAGGGTATCTCCGCGAAGCCTTGCGTTTGGCTCTTGTCGTAGCTTACTTCGATAAAGTATTTTACGCCCAATTTGCGAAGTAGGGAAGTGTAGCCTTCCTTTGTCGGGTACATGCGTTCCGCGATGATGTTGAATTGGTTGCCCGTAGGTAGCAATCCAATAGCTACCGCGTCTATTACCGCGTCGCGTACAATCTCCTTGCTGTAAAGCGGCTTAACCTCTCCCCGGCTGTTCGGTCTTCCGTTCCTGTCCGTTAAGAACCCTATTTTAGTGTTCATAAGGGGCATAAATACTGCGTCCATAACTTCGTCGGTTAGTGCTTGGCGAAGAAGGCTAACGACGTTTACGGCTTGGAAAGCTGCGCCGAAGTTGTTAATAATCTGCAATCCCTGTGCTTCCTTACAAGCCAGCTCGAATTGCTCCCTTGCTGCTACTACGTTAGCAGGTAAGGTGTTGTTTGTCTGTGTCTGTTCCATAAAGCTGAATTATTTAAGAATGTCTAAAATGTCCTTAAAGGCTTTCGCGCCTTCCTCGCAAATCCTGTCGAACTTGTTGCGAAGGATGGCTTTCTTGATGATAGGCTGGCTTCTCTCCTGCTTCAAGAAGTTAGCCAAACCGCGTGAGAGGTTGTTTTCGCCGCCTACTACTGCTAAGGTAGTACCAAATCCTGCGTCGCCGTCTTTGTCCTTTGCGTTGTCCTGTACGGCAATAAGAATGATAGCGCGGTTGTCTGAGTCTGCTTCCGCCAAAGGCTGAATTTCGCTT